CTGAGTTCCGCTTGTGGTGGAGGACTGCGTACCAGAAGTGGTGGAGGACTGAGTTCCAGAAGTGGTGGAAGACTGGGTTCCGCTTGTGGTGGAGGACTGCGTACCAGAAGTGGTGGAAGACTGAGTTCCGCTTGTGGTGGAGGACTGCGTACCAGAAGTGGTGGAAGACTGAGTTCCGCTGTTGGTGCCGCTTCCCGTGGTAACGCTCTGGCTAACTCGGGTAGAGGTGTACTCGACCACGGCATTAAATGATTGGGGACAAAGCAGGGTAGTTAGTGCCTCATCGCTTCCAGGAGGCCCGAAACTAAAGCTCCTAGTGAACCTGGCCTTGAGTGGTCCGGTAGGTGCTTCCTTGTAGTGGGGGACAAAGGCCAACTGCTCCGAGCCGACTAGCTCTGCGCTTTCGAGCACTGGTGGTAGGTCACCTGCGGCCCGGCGGCCATACCAAACCTGGGGAGCAGGCAACGCGGGGAGGATGCTGGTGAGCCGAGTGCTCTGCGTCGTGTCAACAGGATCAATGTCAGAAGAGCGGATCTCTCCAGTCTCGGTACGAACCAAGCTCGGGCCGACTCCGGCGGGAACGCTTTGCTTCTCAACCAGAATGGGAATCCCGTATCGGGCGTCCACCTGACCTCCGAAAATCGTGGGGCCGGGAAGCGTGATATAGACACGGGTAACCTTGACGTACTGGCTATCGAGAGGCTTTTCGTTCGCGTCGGATTCGTCCTTATACCTCGTGACTTCCTCGGTGTTTAAGACGACGGCATTTCCGTTAGGGGCAGTCGGGAAAACCGGATCTACCGCGCCTTTTGCAAGGGGCTCGTACTCAGAGCGGGAGATCGTATAAGTGCGGACATAGGTAGGGAAGTTGGGGTCGCTACCCGCGTACTTAATCGCGTAGTTATACTCATCCTGATCGGCGCGGTCGGCTGCATAGATCCGCCTGACCCACATGAAATTGGCCTCCTGATCCAGGGGTTGCTGGAACACGAGCTTCAGGCCGGGATAGTTGACCTGATCAGGGTGCAGATCACCATAGGCAAGCGCAACGTACCCAGGCACGCGGGTATCCACATCCTGCACGACCATGAGGTCGGAGATGTTGGGCGTAGGGTAACTGACTACCGGGTTCTCCGGTGTCAGGACTCGGGGCGCTGGACGTCTGAGGTTAGGAGGCATTGATCGGGTTGCGGTATATGAAACCTAGTCAGAATCTATATCCTCGAAGCGATTGTCAACATTCTTGCGACGTTTAGGGCGTCGGTGCGTGAACTTCTCGGTGTGGGTGCCCCCGATAACCGCGTCTTCTGACGAGGCATCCAAGCACGTGTGGCAGAGACCGTTATAGACTTCGGGCTCATCGTCACAGAGTTTGCAAAGGTTGAATTGGTTGTACATTATTTTGACGTGGTGGATTTTATCCTGACAAAGCGTTTTACGAGAGATTTGTTTCGGGTCCTGTAGTAAACCCCGTCTCCCTCGCGGCTGCCCTCCTCGTTGGTATTGCCCTCGACAGTCTGAAGGGTCTTCCCGTTGTCGGAGACAACAATCCCGACGTGTGAAAAAGTATACATTACGATGTCTCCGGGCTGTGCTTTGGCACTTGGCATCAGAACTTCCGTGGTATTGGGCCTATCTTTTGCCCAGTTTAGAAACCCATAGGCTAAAGCGGTTTTTGGCCTCCACGCCTCGGGTGTCCGTACCTTGAGACCCAGCCACTTGACTGCCTCGGAGTCCTTCAGCCATTCCTGGATACACCAGTCCACGAACGCCGCGCACCAGGCAAACCCCTTCTCTTCAAGATTGGTCGCCTCTTGGTACTTGCGGACGGACTCGCCGGAGTTGCGGCCCGACTCGCGGACTCCAACCTGGGACTCAGCAACCGTGGCGAGACGCGAGTTCATTTGTTCTCAGCGAATCTCTGCACGAATTTCGTCGTAGCTACTGCGCCGATGGCGACCTCAAGCAAACGGCAGAGATCGGGGGGAACATCCTGTCCTGTGATGAACCAACGCACGACCACGGCAAGCAGAAGACCGAGGACTAGGAAAAAACCGATCCGCGTGGCCGATGCGCTACCATCGGGCGCATTGATGACGTTGCGGAGAAATTGCTTCATAGCGCAAACTTGTAACCAAGCCGTAGTGCGAGCCAGCCAGCGACGGAGGCGAGTGTGAGAGCAGCTAACCCGCGCCAGAACCAAAGTTTCCGCAAGGCTTTGGAATGCTTGTCGCGGTAAAATGCGGCATCCTCCTGCGCCTTCGCTAGAGCAATAGACTGCTCTCCGACCTGGGACTCGTAGGTATCGACGGCCACCGAAAGATCGGTGATCGCGGCGACTCCTGCGGGCGAGGCAACGTGCGGCTTGAGTCTTTCCAGGCTTGTCTTCACCGCCACCACGGACGGGGCCGTGAATTTTACAGGCTCCTTGGATGCACAGCCAATAAGAAGTACTGACGCACAAACAATAAGAATCTTGTTCATTTGATTAGCTTCTTGATTCCAGCAACGATGGCTAGGCAACCAGCCAGTAAGGAAACAAGCAGGGTGGTGTTTTGCAACCACACATGGGTTGAGTCGAAGAAAGATACCACAAGCGAAACAAGCGAGACGATTGCGCTAGTTGGGCCTACGTCTGAAGTTGTTCCGCCGTTGCTCATTATTTCTTAGGCTGGAATAGAGCCTCAATTGACTTGGCAGGATCTTTGCCAAGGATCTCGTTCACACGAGCGTCTACGTCCGTGTCGTTGAACTGACCTGCCTTGTCGTAATCATCGCCCTTCCAAAGAGTAAGGTTGCGGTTAACTCCCTTGATGATTGCGGAAGCAAACTTGCGGCTATTGTCATAGGTAACGATAAAGTCGATTTCGTTGAGAACAACAGGAGCAAACTCCTTGGTAGATCCATCTGATTTCTTGATGGAAGGGACGTTGATCGTTATGGGAGATTTGAGTTTAATGGACATGGTAATTGGGGTTGGGGTTAGAGTTGAATAAACGGGGGAAGGCCGACGAGTTGAGCCAAGTTGATTGGCTGGGGAGCGGATACGCCGCCACCCGTTGAAAGTTTCTGCCACCCGTACCCAAGGCTAGGGCGACCACCGACTGTCCAACCGCCCGTATTAGCTAGTACCCAGAGGAATCCACCTTCGCTTACGACATCACCTTGAGCGTAGTAAGTGTAATTGCCCCACTCTTGGGGAGAATTGGGGATAGGAGTAATAGGAACGTCAATTACAACACCTCCATAAAAAGATACATTATACCCACCAATAATTTGCGTAGCGGCGGCAGTTAAATCAAACGTGGCATCTCCTGCGACTGATCCTCCGCTTTGGGCAAAGCTAAAATCGTTAAACGTGGCGTCTACGACTGAGCCTCCGTTGTAACTATAGTCATTGAAGGTAGCGTTCCCTGAGACTGTGCCTTGGTTGAAGGCATACCCGTTAAACGTGGCGTTGCCTGAGACTGTGCCGCTGTTGTAGCTAAGGTAGTCGCCATAGCCATTAAACGTGGCGTTGCCTGAGACTGTGCCTAAGTTGTCGCCAGATTCGTTAAACGTGGCGTCTCCTGTTACTGTGCCGCCGTTGACGCTAGAGCCGTTAAACGTGGCGTCTCCTGTTACTGTGCCGAAGTTGTGGTAACCACTAAACGTCCATGTTGGGTTGGCGGTTGTAAATATCCAACTGGAAGGGTCATAAGTCCAATCAAGATTACTATATGTAAATGTGACTGGAGTTAAGGAAGTGAAATTGTAAGAACCAGCACTACCAAACCTAATATCTACAAATGAACTTGCCGTAAACGTGGCATCTCCCGTTACTGTTCCATCGTTCTGGCTAGAGTCGTTAAACGTAGCGTCTCCCGTTAATGTGCCCCCCAAATAGCTCGAGCCGTTAAATGTGGCGTTTCCTACTACTCCAGTAAAGTTCACTGCAGCACTATCAACATAAATATGAGCAAGAGTTACTGACGTAGATGGGCCGAAAAACATAGGACCCGACAGATACACAGTATCCCCAGTAGTAGGGAGGGCTAACGCAGAAGTGGTAAACGAGGCATCAGACCACCAGTTGCCTAGCGTGTCCCATGCATAATCTATTACTGTGTTGTTGTAGTAAAGATTAGCCATTAGTCAATCCCGATAGCGGTGACTTTGCCTTCGGCGTTTCGCTGGAAGTAGAGGGCCATGAGAGCATTGCCGCCTTTCTTAAAAGTCAAAAGGGTGCAGGTCTCCTGGTCGGGCGAGAACTCGATCCGGTCGCAGTCGGAGGGGATGTTGAAAATGTTGAGGGAATCAATCTCGTTGGCGATTGTGCTAAGTAGCGCGTTTTCGCCTTGGGCGGGGCTGTATTTCATAATGAGGAAACCGGGGATTAAAGTGTGAACCGCAGATTTGAGAAACCCGAGGGATTGGACCTCGGGCTACTCGGTTGATTACTTCTTGAAGGGGTTACCCTTTTTGGCCTTCTTTTCGATGGCGTCCAGGAATCCGGTGGGCTCTTCGCCCTCAGGTTCCTCTTCGTCAGCGGGCTCAGTCGGCTCAGCGGACTCGTCTTCCGGGGACTCCTCTTCAGGAATCTCGGCGGACTCTTCCGCTTCGGGCTCCTCGTCTCCGTACTCGTCATCGACGGGGGTGCCGTCGAGTTCGCAGAGAACGAATTTGCCGTTTTCAAACTTCACCGTGGCCATGGAGTCGAATTCTTCGCCGTCCTTGATGCCATCGGGTACCTTGAATCCGGCTGGTTTTGAAAAAGTGATTTTACCACTCTTCATGCTTGAGGGTTCGTCCTCAACGAGAGGCTCGCTGTCGGACCCGCCCTTCTTACCAACTAGAAATGCTGCCATGGGGTTCATGTGCATGGATTAGTTAATCCCCCCGTTGGGAGCCGGAGCCTCACTGGGCTCCGACCCCCGCTGGGAGGGGATCAACTAGGCGTTGACGACGGTGTCGAGGTTGAGGGGGGTCGAGGACCGCTTGTGGCGGATGACGTAGCCCCACTCAGGACGGATCGGCTTGGAACCGCTGCTCATGATGGCGCGGAAGTATCCGATCGTGCCGTCCGGATTGGTGTCCGGAGTGATGATGTTCTTCCACTTGAAGTCGCCCATGTAGGAGACAGCGTCGAAGGTAACATTCGATCCGGCAGCCGTGAGGGGCTTAGGAACGAGGTTAACGAAGACGTCCTGGTGGAACACGATCGTGTCCTCGAACTCTGCGGACTCGTAGAGCGGATCGATCTCCTGCTTGAGACCCTGGCTTGCGGCCACGGACTTGTAAGGCAGGCGACGAACCCACGCACCGGCGACGAGGTCGTAGCGCGGACCCCAATCGTCAACCATGTGGAAGAAGCCAGCGTAGCTGCGCTGAATGCCGAGAGGCGCGAGCAGCTCGTTGACCGAATCACTGTAGCGATAGTCCTGACGGATGTCGGGGTTCGCAAGGATGAGGTTGCGGGAAGCCTCGCTGGAGAGGATCGCACCGAAGACGGGGCGGGCGTTCTCACGATCGAGGGGGTTGTTACCAGCGCCGTCGCGGATCAGCTTCATGTAGACGCGATCCAGGATACCCTGAGTCAGGGGGCTGGTGGGCTCGGTGGTCGAGAAGACCGATCCGTCACCGGAGTTGGCAACGAGCTGGCCGTTGGAGCCGAGAACCGCGTTCACCTTGTTCTGGGCGAGGCGGACGAACTCGTCACGGAAGCGATCCTGCCAAGCGTAGGAGGTGTTCTCCTGAAGAATGGCGAAGATGTTGCTGAGCTGCTCCTTGCGCTTGAGGGAGAAGCGCAGGTCATTGACGCTGAGCTTGGGGCTCTCAAGAGCGGTGTGAGTCAGATTGTAGCTACGCAGGGTCTGCGCGAACTCGATAACCTGAGCGGAGGGAACGGCGTTGTTGCCCTGACCGACCACACCAGTTCCGGCGACGGGGTCCAGGGAAACCTGGCTCCAGGTGAGGCTGTTGGCGGGGAGGGAACGCTCGTAGGTGAGCACCTTGATGGAATCACCCATCTCGTCGGGCCAAGTGTCTTTCTTGATCAACTTGAGCCAAGGGGAGGTGTTGAGGGTCTTGCGATAGATGTCAGGACCAATGCGATTCGCCTCGTTGATGAGAAGCTGTTCGATGTCGTAAGCGGGCATATAATTAAAAAGGTTGGGTTGCGGTTTCACATACCTGCCACCGGATGTTTCCAGTGCTTAAACAGGCTTGCGATGTTTGGTTCCCCTACCCGAGCCAGAGTGGGTCAGCCGAATGGCCGATTTTTAGCTCTTAAAAATATGTGACTAACGAGCGTGATTAAAGGCTCACACCGCCTTGTTTCAAGTAGAGGTGACTTGGGGCACGAGTGAGGTGTCGCATACCACGCACCTACCTGTCAACATCTTTTTTACAAAAAAAAAGCCCCCTCGGTTTGAGCATTGCGTAAGCAAGAGGCTTGAGGGGGTCTTTCAGAGGATGAACTAACCTAGCTGCTGATCGAGAGCCTCCAGGAACCCGATGTCATCGGGAACATTCTTGGCAGTCTCAGAGGAACCTCCCCCAGCTTTGGGCGAGCCGTTGCGGTAGCCGACAATCTTCTTATTGGCGGCTTCCAACTGGGACTTGGCCTCCTTGAGTGCCTTGAGGATGTGGGGAAGCAGAGCCCCGGAGTGAGCCAGGTAAGCCTTCAGCTCGGGATCGGCGTCGGTGTAGTCACCCTTGGCAAGGCGCTGGACATCAGAGGCGACCTCCTCGTCGGAGAGCACGGACACAGACTTCTTGAGATCCTCGAAGACCTTGGCGGTGGCCTTCTCCATGGCTTGGGCGGACTCAGAGGTCTTGCGCTCGCTTTCCTGCTGGGCGCGAGCAAGCTCGGCCTGCCTCTGCTGCTCAATTTGACCCATCCTCTCGCGGCTGGAGGACTGATAAATGTCCCGGCGGCGGATGATCTCGGCGTAATCGTCGGCAGAAGCATAAAACCTCAGGCGATCGCGCTCGTTCATGGAGGCGGCGAGATCGGCGATGAGATCACTCTGCTTGTTAGGATCACCCTCCGCAAAGGCGGAAAGCATCTCCTTGGAATTCAGCTCGTACTTCTCGGCGAGGGAGTTGAGGTAGCCGACCACGTTGACCATGGGCTCGACCACGTTGGATTTGTACTCCTGGGTGGCCTCGACCCGGGCAACGGAAAGCTCCTGCTCGTACTCGGCGTTGATCTGGCGCAGCTTCTCGATCTCGGCGGAATCGACTGGAGCGGACTTGGCCTTCTCCAACTCGGCCTTCAAGGTCTCGACCTCTTGGGCGAGCTTCTTGGCCTGGGCGGCTTCAGCGCGAAGCTCTCCCCACTTTACCTTGGCTTTCTCGGTCAGGTTGGATGGGGCCTCCTCGGCCTTGGGCTCTTCAGTCTCCCCCTCGAGCTTCTCCTCCTCACCCTCCTCGGGCTCCGGAGCCTCCTCGCTCTTGACGGGTTCCGGCTTGGCCTTAGCGGTCTTGGCCCCCTTGGTTTTCTTCTCCGTCTTCACCTCCTCAGAGGGGGCGTACGGATCTTCGCCACTTGTGGCTTTGTCGAGAAGGTCACCCATGCGGGTGCCCCAATCGGAGTCGTTTGAGGTTGAGGCTACGGGGGTGACTTCCAGATTGCTCTGGGAGGATGTTTCGATGGGTGTGGTATCGGGGTTCATGGGGTTGTGTTATTCCTGCTCACCGGCGTGTTTCCAGGGAGCGAGATCGATGTCGAGCTTCTCGGTCTTGGGGACGGCGAGGGCTCGTAAATTTCGTAGAAAGTCGAAGTAGCCTTCGCGCTTCGCGTTCAGCAAAGCGTTGTTCTCCATCAGGTTGGCCGAATCGGCGCGGAGGATGCCTTTGGGGAGTCCGTACTCAGTTAGTACGGCAAGAGCGGAAACAAACGCGGGATGCGCCAGTAGTCTGGCGAGTTCCTCGGTAAGATCCGGTCTTTTGGACCAGTCTCTAAGGGTCATGAATTAGGCGGTTAGTGGGGCTGACGCCGCACGGATTTTTTGGGCGGTTTCGGCGTCGCGTAACGCCAGTTTTTGTTTTGCCTCTGCTTCTTGCAGGGCGAGTTTTTGCTGATGCCTTTCGGTCTCCATCTGAATCTTGGCCTGCTCCGCCTGGAGCTTGGCTTGTGACTCGGGGGAAACTTCTGCGGGAGCCTGGCCTTGCGGCATCTGCTGGGCGGCTTCGGCCTGACGGACCTGCTCGGCCTGAACCTTCTCGGAGGTTTGCTGAGCAATTTCACCCGCCTGCTGAAGAGCCTTCTTGAGCTGGCCGTATTCCTGCTTGCGCGAGGCGTCTTGGGCAACCATCTCCAGATGCTGGGTGGCATGAGGCATGGCGAGCTGGAAGTAGGCGACCGCCTGTTGGGGATCGGCCTGCTGTTGCTTGAGAGCCTCGGCCATCTGAGTGATGTCCTGAATGTGGACGGAAGCGTGGACGAAATGGTTCTCCGTGGACTGGATCTGGACGGGACGGCCCTGAGCCATCGCGGCGTTTTCGAGTTCGGCGATCTTCTGATCGATGACCGGGCGAGCCTCGGGGAGCTTGGGAACGTAACGATCCACGTGGTCGTAGCCGATGCGGGCCGCAACGCGGTCGCGCAGGAGGTTCTGCTTACCCTGCTCGTCGAACTGACCCATGATCTGCATGAACTCGTCCATCGCAACAAGACGAAGTTGATCGGAGCCCGCGCCAATCGAACGGACGGCATTGACCTCCTCGATTTTGTTGTGAATGACGTCGAGAGGAACTCCTCGGGAAGTGCAATACTTCTTGAACGAAGCGATCGCCTCGCCGCCGCGCTCGGCAGCAAGGTAGTCCTCGCGGCAAGCCCGTTTGAACGCTCCGCGAAGGAGTCGGTTCCAAGGCTCGTAAAACAAATTCATCGCCCCGGTGCTCAGTCGGGCGTCTCCCTGCAACTGAGCCTGCACCTCGAACTTCGTGCGCTCCTTGGGATTGGGGGTCCCAGCGGAGGAGCGGTAAGCCCCGGCACGCTCTTGGAGCATCTGACTCATGTCCTGCAACACGGGGATCGCGTTCTGGCCGATGTTGGGGAGGTTCTTCTCCAGAATGTTGACTCCGGAGTTGAGAACGCTGAAAGGGCCGAGATACTCGAAGGCCAGATTCTCCAGCGAGTCCTCGCTGTCAGGCTGGATCAGCAGGGACGTGGAGAGCATGGCTCCGTCCACAAACTGACAGCGCATCCGGTTAGAAACCTGGACGTGCGGGAAAACTTTGTAACCAAGACCTCGGATGGACTGGTAGTAGCCGTTGGTGCCCACCCCGTAAGTGAAGGTGACAAAAGCGTCGCAGGCTTTGCGGAAGCGGCTCCGCTTCTGATAGAGGAATTCCTCATTGGAACCATCGGCGAGCGAGATGTAGTGGGAGATCGTGCCGTCGTATTCCTTGACCCAGGCATGGATGACACGCACCTCGGAGCCGGAGCCGTGAGCGATAAAGACGTCGTTGTTTTTGAGATCTTCCTGATAACGCTCCCAATCGTTGATATGATAGGTGCTCTGCGCTCCGGTGTTGGCAAGGATCGCCCGCTTGACCTCGTCCAGATCCCAGCCGAGTTCTTCGGCGCGTTCCTCGTCCTTGATAAAGGAGTAAAGCTCGTGAGCCCGCATGACGCGAGGGCTGATGGCCACCTCGACCATCTCCTCGGAGGCAAATGTTCTACGTGGAAGCAAGAAGTCTCCGATCTTGGAGATCTGCCAGCGCCAGTCGTATTCGTCCTCCCAGTAGGCGACCGAAACACCGTGCTTGATGAAGTAGGTGCTATTGAGAACGTGCTTGAATGAGAACTCGTCCCACTCACGGAGCATCTTGGTGAACCCCTCTGCGATGATCTGCTCCCAGTCCATCTTCTTTTGGGGGTCTGCCTCCTTGATGGAAACAGACACCAAGCGTTCGACCGAATTGATCAGATCGACGTAGGCCGCAAGAGCTGATTCCAGCAAAGTCTCGGCCTCGCCGAAGTTCAAATTACAGCGGGAACCCATTCCGGCCTGACGGATCGTGTTGTCGTCGTAGGGGGCGGCACCATCGAACATGGCGTCCACCTCGGCGCGGTTGCGGGCATTCACGTCATCAGCCTGCTTGAGGCGCAGGAAAACCTGGTGCAGGGATTCCGGGTCCTTGATGCGGCTAGGCGGAGTGGAGCCGTCGGCGTTTAAGTTGCCGACCAACGGGTCATTTACCGCAGGTGAAAGTGTCTCCATGAATTAAAACAAAGGGGAAAAGTGCGTGGTTAGCTTGTGCTTATGCCGTGGTATATTATGCCTGTCAACAATAAAGTTAGGAAAGAACTGCGGCCAACTGCTCTCCGGTAGTGGCTACGGTGGAGGTATTCTTTAGCCGTTCTCCAATACTACCAGACGTAGTAAGCGCAGAAGTGGCCTTGCCCCAAACTGCTGTTGCCGTAGTTGAAGGGTCTCCAGCAGACGAGACATTGACGTCCAGGCGGGCTAGTTCGGCGGATAGATTGGTGCGAACTGCTGCCGCTACAGCGGTGGTAGTAGGAATATCTCCGGTAGAAGCGGGAGAGGCGGGGAGGAGATCGGTCTTCGCTTTGATCGCAGTAATCGAAGCATTGTCAGGTTCGGCGTAGGTGAACGTAGCCATGCGCGAGGTAATCGCAGCATCCAGATTATCAAGGTTGGATGCCCTTGCGGCTGTCAATCCCTGCGAAGTGAGCGCAGTCTGGACGTTTGCGGCTGTCAGAACAGCGGTTCCTGTGGTTGCGTCTACTGGCACTCCAAGGGCAACTGATCCTGCGGCTGGTACAGCCAAGGTTCCTGTCAAAGCTCCAGCGGCATAAGTTACTCCAGAACGCACGTTGGAAGTGGCTGGTTGTCCGAATCCCGAGTAATCTGCCGTGTAGAAAGATTGAAATGTTGAAGTTCCATTTAGTGATCTTCTAATTTCACCATTTGTTACTGCGGTATTAAGGAATATTTTAGCGGCAAAAATTGCCGCAAAACCATTTGCAGAATCAAATGTTGATCCAGAAATCCTATTTGTGGCATTAGGATTGGTTGAATGGAAACCAACTACACTTGTAGAAGCAGTTACATTTCCAATTAGAGTAAATGTACCTGTTCCCAAATTAGCCGCACCATTGGCACTTAACCCAGCCGTTGCGTTTCCAGTTAGTGTAAATGATCCAGCCGCAAGGTTTGCAACAGCGGCACTTGAGTTTGTTATACCACTTGGAAGTCCATTTCCAACCATAACTACTGTCCCTGTTGAAGAGTTTGCAATTCCGTATGTATTAGTAACAGATCCGCCGCTTGCGTTCCCAGTAAAGTTCAAAATGCCTGTTGAGGCATTATTAACGGCAGGGCCAGAGGCTCCTGCATTAAGACCGAATGCATTGCCAGTAACATTCATCGTCCCTGTGCCAGTTATACTCAGCCCACTTGAAGCTGACCCACCAGTTATATTTCCAACAACGGCGGCAGTTGCAGGAGAGTTTGCTGAAAAAAACAAGCAAGTCGTAGTCCCTGCAAAAATATCAGCGGTTAAAGTGAATGTATCAGCAATGGTAAAAGAACCGCCAGCGGCAATTGGAATTGAGGCAACGGCAGTCGTGTTGATGCTTGCAACTGTTGACGCAACTCCAGTTCCAGATCCAACTCCAGTTGCAACGAACATTACGCCAACATTGTTTGATGAAGCACCTATGGCAGTCCACGATGTAGAACCAACCTAAGTAATTACATAACGAGATCCAATTAAAAAACTTCCTGCATTGACTGAAAAATTGTTCGCTCCGCCAATACTTACGTTCTGGTTGATTGTTACGTTAAAGCCGTTGGCGTAAACAGTATCTCCGTTACTAGGTATGGAAGAGGTTCCATTCCAAGTTGCATTGGAAGACCAGTTACCAGATGCGACTGCCCATCTTGTAGCCATAATTAGATGTTTTTTGCTGTCCTGTAATTAGACAGCGAATTACGAATGGATTCTAGAAGGCTTTCCTCTGGTGATCCTGCAACTGGAGATGCAATGTTCACAGACACAATGGCATCCGTATTCAGCGATCCATCTTCCTTGGTTGGGATGATGCTAATTGATGTAGAAGTGTAGCCAGTAGGCTGTACGGAGAAGGCGAGTGAGATTTGTTCTTGGTTCATGAGTAGGTTATAGTGGTTCGGTTTGACCACGAGGCAGAGGTTGCGGACTTCTTTTCGGAAAGACTTCCGTCAGAGTTGAAGGTCAGGCGGAGAATCGTCCACACGGCTGCACTCTCCGAGGCACCGAGAGCTGATCTCCCGAGGTAATTCACGTTGTTGAGAACGTCGGAGAGATGCTGGTAGACCGGGGCATCAGCTCCCGCAGCTCCTTGGGGTCCAGTGAGTCCGATGGGACCCGTGAGTCCAGTATCTCCTTTGGCCCCCTGAATACCTTGAATACCCTGAGATCCAGTTGCGCCAGTTGCGCCCGTGTCTCCCTTCAGACCCTGCGGGCCTTGAGCGCCTTGCGGGCCGGTTGCACCGGGTAAACCTTGGATACCTTGAGCGCCAGTTGATCCCGTATCGCCTTTGGCTCCCTGAACACCTTGAGGTCCAGTAAGTCCGGTATCTCCCTTGATACCTTGAGGTCCAGCGGGGCCAGTTGCCCCAGTATCTCCTTTAGGCCCAGTCGCTCCAGTCGCCCCAGTATCTCCTTTAGGTCCGGGAGCCCCTGGGGGTCCATAATTAAAAATAGCCGGAACTACAGTAGGTTCCAAAACTGAGTGAACTTGGGGGAAGTCCCCAAGGGCAACCCCTAGCTGAAACGGCCTGGAGACAGTTGCTGAGAGCTGGGGTTGAACAACCTCAGACTCAGAAAGGAGAGGTGAAACTGTCGCTATGATATTTTCGCTCACGGCTTGACGTGAACCACCGAATCAACCATCCGAGTTGTCCACCCGTCTGGTTGAACCAAAGTGGCCTTATGGTAGTAGTCCTGGACACTCAAACCAGCGGTCTGGGAAGGCGTGATATAGACTTTAAGTAGACCTGAACCCAGATTGGCGACCGAGAACACTGCGACAGTCTTTCCCCCCGCTTTATCCAGCAACTCTGCGGTGAGGGTGCTGCCTGTATAATTGAAGGCGGTTCCGGAGGCATTAGTCAGGGTTAAGACATATCCCCAGCTATCGCCTTTAATGATGTTTGGAAGGGGGGAAGACATAAATAGTGCTGTATAAGTGCGGAGTATATGACACCCAGTCAAGTAGAAAATCGATCGTTTTGGAGGAACCTTCCGACATTAGCATGAGATAACACCCTGAAGTTGTTGAGTCTGCGTTGCTCGAAGGAATTCTTTTCCTTCTTGGATGTCACAGTCATGCCGCCAAAACCAAACCGCTGACGGCAAAGTTCTACGAGGATAGCCGCCGAGTCGGCGATGTCCGGGGATTGGCCGGTACGGGCCTTCATGTCGATCTTGCTCTCCACCCTCATCCGAAGAGCAGTGCCTTTGTCCGTGGAGTACTTCCGGACACACATCTCCTTGGCGAGTTCCTTGTCAATCCCCTTGAGCTGCCCGTTGCGGATTAGCTCTTTTGCCCCGAACCACAGCTCGGAGACGCGATTGACATAGCGGTCGGAAGAGGGAGTGTTGTCCGTGGCGGAAACGGGCAACTCGCTCGCTTTGCCTCCGAACTGAACGCGAAGCACGTCACGGGACCAGACCATATCCACGACATCGCCGAAGGGTCCTCCCGCGCCGGAAGCGTCGAAAGCCGCGTGCTCGGGAAGAACTCCGTTCTGCTCGCACTTGTCCCAGAATTGACGGACGATTTGCTCACTGCGGGTTTGCTTCTTGTTGGTAACGTCATCTTGGAGCAACTCGTAGTGGGTGAAGGCAAGGGTGGGGATGCCGTCTCGGGAGATCCCGTAGTTCCCAAAAAAGAGAACACTGCGGTCACCTCCGTTGGTGAACGCTGGGTCAAGGGCGGCGACACGGGTTGGTTCTTCTAGCCAGATGGCGGGCTGATCCGCCTGGGCGGAGACGATCTCGGCCTCGCTGTAGATATTGTCCTCGTCGCCAGTAGGTGCCCAATAGCCACGGAACATTCGGTAGTAGGCCAGCGAGTTCTCGCCGAACCGGGCTTTGGCCTCGTCCAACTTAGCCTGGGTCACAATCCAAGGATAAATGAGTTTTCCAGTCAGCACGTTGGGAGACTTCTCCCCGTCGAAGCGGATGCAGAGGCCACGTTCGGTCTGCCACTCGTCCTCCAAGGGGCTGATGGACTGCCAGCCGTTCATCGGCTTGGCCAAAATGCCAAACGCATCAAAGCGGGACGCGGGGTTCCCGATCCCGATGAACTGGAACTCGGGGTTGAGTGAGAGATTGGAAGCCGAAGCCTCCAAAATGCTCTCGGAGAGTTCGGGCATTTCGTCCGCGATCACGATCACCCGTTTGTTTTTGAATCCGATGAGCTTGCCCACGGCCTCCTTCTCCTTTTTCTTTTCCGCCGCGATGAGCGTGATGCCGGATTTGTCGCTCGTGCCGCCCGTGCCGTCCTCGAAGCGGATGAGTCCCATGGAGTCTACGAGCTTGCCGGGAAGAGGCGGAGCGGCCTGCCAGTAATCACGAATGGAACCCCAGATGCGCTTGCGGGAATCTTTGAGCGTGGTGGAAGTGACCAGAACCATCGTGTCGTAGGGGGCCACGATGAAATTCACAATGGCCCAGATGGCGAAGTAATCGGTTTTCCCTGAACTCGCACATCCGGCTACGGCCAAGTACTTGTTGCGGCAGGAAGCCTCTAGCATCCGCTCGGCCCACGGGTGCCAGACGAAAGGCTTCGGGCCGTCTTCCGGCCAGAGCGCAGAAACGATGCGCTTGAAATGGAACTCGGGTAACTCGCCGCCTTTCTCCAGCGGCATCGGGTTCCGGAACGAGTAGATCTCGCGGTTGAACTGATCGATTTTTTTATTCCACCAGCGCCCGTATTGGAATTCCTGGTCGGTGATTTCCACGATGCGGCCATCGGGAGTCTTGATCTTGCCGCGCACGGGAGAACTCATCTTTTTTCTCCCGCGTGTCCGAAATCCGTCCGATGGATTCCGTGTCTTACTCTTTTACAGAGTAAAAAACCCGGAGTTGACGGGGCTCGAATCACAAGTGCAGCCATACCACTTCCATAGTTGTTCATCAGGGTATATTATGCCGTAACAGAGTAAATCGTCAAGAGGGTTCGTAGTGCAATACTACAAAATGTGTCTGGTATATACCACCTTTTGAGTTGACAAGTGTCCGAAAGTGTCCGAGGGTTTCGCCACCTAAAACCCAATAATGACCATGAAAAAACTCCAGAAAATAGAATATCCGTTTGTTCAGAAGACCCGCTTCGGCAACGTAAAAATCTACCGCAACAAGGCATCAGGGGAAGACCGATACGTGGTGACTTGGGTCAACGAAAACGGAAGGCAAAAGAAATCCTTTACCCAGGAAGTCCAGGCCCACCAACGGGCGGAAGAGATCCTAGACGACCTCAAGCGCGGGCTCGTACTACGACAGGACATATCTTCGGAGAAGGCCGTCCTGCTGGCCGAGTACGAGAAGCTGCTCGCCGAGCATGGCACCACGATCGGAGACGCGGTCAGGTACTTCCTAGCCCACAAGGCCAAGCAAGCCAGCAAGCAGATCCCTGCGTTGGATGCCGTCACCGAGTATTTGAAGAAATTCACGGACACCAAGAGCCGTCACTACCGGACTGCGAAGTCGATCCTCTTCAAGTTCGGTAGAGCCTTCAACAAGACGCTCGACAAAATCACCGTCAAGGAACTCGACGAGTATTTCAAGGGCCTCTCCGAGGAGGGGAAGACCCGCAACAACCACCTCTGCTACGTCCGCACGTTCTTCAAGTGGGCGCAGGAGTGGGGCGAGTATCTTCCCGATGGGAAACTAGAGATCGACAAGATCAAGGTAGCCTACCCCGAGAAAATCAAAAAGCCCGATCTCTTCACCCCCGAGGAGATGGAGAAGCTGCTCACGCACGCGGACGCAAAGTTCGTGCCCTACCTGGCCATCAGTGCTTTCGCCGGAGTGCGTAGCTCGGAAGTCTGCCGACTCACGTGGGAGGACATCCACTTTGACCAGAAAGCCATCCGCCTGGGTCCCGAGATCACCAAGACCCAAAGTGGCCGACTAGCCCTAATGCCGGATAACCTCATCAAATGGCTGAAGGATCACAAGGGGGAGAAGAAAGGCAAGGTCGTCCCGTACCCCGAGGATCAACTCCACAAGTTCATCCCAGACATTACCAAGGCCGCAGGGGTGCAGTGGAAAAGGAATGCCCTGCGTAAGGGGTACATCTCGGCTCGCATGGCTCAGGCTGACGCCGACGCGGATTCCGTTGCAAAGCAATGTGGCAACTCAAGGGCCATGGTGGAGACAGTGTACAAGCTACTCGTACTACCGGAAGTAGCCGAAAAGTGGTTCAGCATCACCCCCAAAGTAGCCTCCGCTGAATAAGTGTTTTGCTTACTTGCATATACCGCGCATTTGCGTTACTACTTTCACATAGGCAATCACGCCTACCTAAAACAAAACACGACCATGCCAAACAAAATAGCTGACCACCGCAGACGTGTGGTATATATCGAGGAAATAGAGGTTTGGGATCTCTTCAAAGAGGTCGCCACAAAAAACGGGCTGCTACCCTCGGCCCTCATCAGAGCCGCGACTTTTGCGCTTGCGGAGAAACTACGAAAAAACCCCAACACTAGGTTCATCCAGCCCATATTCGAGTAGCCCAACCTTAAAGCCCCACTGGGGCTTTATTAACGGGGGTGAATATACCAAACACATGAGACGAACTTCGGCTATAACTTTAGAGGCAGCCCACAGCTTCCGAGTGATCTCCCTACCTAATGGTAGAGTACGCATCGAACTCGAAGACGTGGATTCCAATGGCCTCGAACCGGCTGCTCCCAGCACCGTCTATGATAAGGGAGGTGTGGCCAGGCGACTTGGGGTCGGGAAGCGGAGCATCGATAACTATATCCGCCAGGCCCGCAACCCACTGCCATACTCGATTGCCATGGGCCGGGCGAGATTCCTCGAAAGCGACGTCATCGCTTGGATCGAGGAAGGCAAATCACCCGCCGCAAAACGCGTCAAAGCACGACTCGGATGAAAGCTATCCTCGCACTAGATCTGGCCACTCAAACCGGATGGGCGCACAGCTCGTCCGGTCTAGTCACGTCTGGGAGCGAGGGATTCAAGCTCAAGAAGCAAGACGGGCCGGGCGTCCGGTTTCTCAAATTCAGAAGTTGGTTGCGCGATCAGATCGAGATCGTCAAACCGGAACTCATTGTGTTTGAAGAGGTAATGCGATGGTCCAGCGGTGCCGCTGCCAAATGCTACTGCGGATTGCTGGCGATTCTGCAAACCGAGTGCGAGGCCAAGGAGATTCCCTACGAAGGAGTCCATGTGGGGACTATTAAAAAAGCGGCCACGAAAAACGGAGCTGCGTCCAAAGAGTTGATGATCCAGGCCGCAAGGGCTCGGGGTTACAAGCCGCAGGATGACAACGAGGCTGATGCGTTGCACCTACTCCACATTTACCTTGACGGGTATATTAAACCACAACCATAGAAAAAATATGATCACAGAAAAACAACACCAAAAGATCGATGAGATCATGGACGAGTTCGACTTCGGCAAGGTTGCCGAGGTCATGAAGTCCCTCAAATGGAGCTGGTGCCTGACGGGGGTTCCCTGCGAGGCGGAGATCCGTAGGGAGGCTCGCAAACGCCTAAAGGAACTGGTCCGCAAGAACAACGAATACCCAAACAAACAGGGCGACTGGCAGCAATCGTTTTTCTCAGGCGGCATCTACGCGAAGCACTACGGCGGGACCGACGAGAAAGGCGCTTGGGAAAACCTACAACTGGAGTTCGTCCTAGAGCATTTCACCACAGAAGAAAATGAGTAACCGACTAGAACGCAACTGGAAGATGGCCAACGCGGCCAGCGAAAGCAGAACCCGCCCGTCAAGCAAGGCTTACCGGGATAACTACGACGCGATCTTTCGCAAGAAGCCCTCGCCCAAGAAAAAATGAACTTCGAGCAAATGTTCACCGAGTGGTGGGACGCTTACGGGTGCCGTCACTTCGACCCGAACGGGGCTGAAGGAGCTGCACGCTTCGCGTTCCTATCCGGCCTTGAGATCGGAGCGAGCCTGGTGATCCAGCGCCATGGCAAAAAGATCAAGCGTATCGAGCGTGCCGTCGAAGAGATCAAGGAGAACAAGGTCTCAGGACCCGTCGATGTCCAGTATTTCCTCCGGGCATTCCTGGAGGAGCAAACAACCCAACCAAACCATGAACCCAACTGAAATACCCACACCTGAAAGCATCCTCGAAGAAGCGATGCGAGTCACCACCGGAGACCGCCGACGAGACTACGACTCGGCCGCCCCGAACCACGAACGCATCGCCGCGTTCTGGAATACATACCTACTGGCCAGGAAAAACCCCAACGGCATCCTCAGTGCCCTCGACGTGGCAACGATGATGATCCTGCTCAAGGTCGCCAGATCGTGCTACACGCCAACGCGGGACACCTATGTGGACATCGCGGGTTACGCCAAGTGCTGCTCCCAAATCAGCCAATTTGAGCCATGACCTGTGCCAAGAAGGTAGTCCGTTGCGTCATCGTGGCCGAAAACGGGAAGGCGTACATCGGTGAGAACTGGTGCGCCAACCCCCAGGAGGTCTGTCCACGCGAGCCGGGGGAGGGGTACGAGAAGTGCCAGTCCATCTGCCAGCAGTCAGGCCATGCCGAGACCAATGCCATCAAGGCCGCAAAGCGCGATGCTGACGGCGCAACTGCCTACCTGATCGGCCACCACCACTACTGCAAAGCGTGCCAGTTGGCGCTCTTCTCAGCGGGAGTGAAGTACCTGGCTACACCGACAGAGTGTTAAAAAATTGTACCTATATGAAAACCGACACACCAACTAGACGAGGGGACGGGATTGGATGCCAATGTTACGCCCATTCATTTCACGAATGTGGATGCCCTGACGCTGACTGGACACCTTCAGGGGTCTATGAATTGCAAGATCAACTCGCCGCATCCAAAGCCGAGGTCGAGAGGCTTCGTGCGTTTATCAAAAGCAAACTGCCCCCGCCTCCTTACGGAGAACTGGAACCTGAATGGGAATACGCTGAAAAACTACTAGCCGAAACCGCCCCCGCGCCAGAGGAGCCATACTACCCAGAGAAAGACCTACCAACTCCCGATGAGGAGATAGCCTACGCAAAATCCACGGAACCCGTTCCCGAATGGCGAGAGCTTGGGCCAGACGAGGAAATCCACACAGGGGATCAAGTCCAAGCAAAGCACCACGATAGGCTACACGGAGTATGGCTTGATGTTTTCCCATACGAGGTGGGTGCAATGCCTATAGACCATGAGGCGTTCAGATACCGCACCCGCCGCCCGTTGCCAAAGCAGGAGGAGGAGAGGCCACTGGGGAAATGCGTTCCAGCTAATCCTCCCTTGGAGAAGGAGCTTCATTACATCGAACGACGAGGAACATCCCTTCCAGATACCCGCCGATACATAGCAGATGCTATCCGCTACCTCCGCGACGAGATCGAACAACTCAAGAAAAACTAAAAATGACAACCGACACACCACGAACTGTTTCCGCTATGTCGCTCAAGCAAAACTACGATCTTTCGGAGAAAGATTGCCCCGTCTATGAGAACTATGTTCACGCAGAGGTTTGCGCTGAGATTGAACGAGAACTCGCCGCATCCAAGGTCGAGGTCGCAAAGTTAAACCACCAGCTCCTAAAAACAGAATCCGACTTGCTCCAATCACAGGACATCAATTCGTTCCTAGATACCGAGTTTAGAATCGCTTGCAAGCGAGCAGAGAAGGCAGAGGCAGAATCAGAGTTATACAAAAAGAGCGTCAAAGCCTATGTCCATGTCTGCGAACCAATTCGAGGAATGGCTGACAAGCTGGGTCTTCGGCTAGGTGAGTGCATAATCCAACATGGCGTTCCTCTACTATTGGAAAGCCACAAGAAAGCCGTGGCCGAGGTCGAAAGGCTCAGGGAGCTTCTGAACCTAGCGATTGAGATTGCTGACAATCTAAAAAAATACGCACAAATGCCCCTGACAAGCGATTTCCCACAAATCGCTGTTGATAGTCTTATGTCTCTCAAAGCAGTAGCCCGACTCGCCCCCGCGCCAGAGGAAGATTCAAAGCACCCATAAATGATTGCCATCGTAAACATCGGAGGAGGGGATGAATCCAACCCTCTAGGAGAAAGAACCTACGAGGTTCGCATCAACAGCGAAGTAATTACTACTTTCAAGCACAAGCGAAGCGATGGACTTGGGGCTTGCTTACTTGAAGCGTCAAAAGCAGTAGAACGATCTAAATGGAATGCAGTAGAAAAACTTATACAGAAAATCAACTCCAACCAAAAATGAAAACCACCGACACACCACGAACCGATGCCGCTCGTGAGCGATACTATGACGGCAAAACCTCAGACTGGGTGCATTACACGATCTGCGGAATGATTGAGCAAGAACTCGCCGCATCACAGGCCGAGGTCGAGATGCTTACAAACTTATTAAGATCCCTACGAACATCGCCATCAAGGGAATGGCACAAAGCGCATAAGGTATTGCTAAAATGAAAGCCGTCCTTGAATTCAATCTTCCGGAAGAAACGCTGGAGCACCACGACGCCCTGCACGGAACGGACTGGAAGCTCTGCCTCAGCGACCTGGATCAAGAGCTTCGTAGCGCACTGCGTTATGGGCACCAGCTCAAGGACGCCGACGAAGCGGTGGATCACTTCCGCACGCGGCTTCACGAAATCATCGCTGATCGCGGACTTTTCCTAGAATGAACGTCGATTCCAAACTGCGTAAATTCGCCCGAGACATTCTAACCGGGGACGACATCAAGATCGACGAAGGGATGCAACTGGCTCGTCAGTTAGAGACCTTTTTGATGGATGCCGGACTCGGGTTGGAGAATGCCCAGGTTTATTTCATGGAAAAACCCGACGAGCCCAAAGCACTCAGAATCTTCCTATACCGAATCGAAGCATGAAAAAACTCTACCCACGCCAGGAGGAGCACGCCCTCCGGCTTATGGACATTCTCCGGACGCACAAAAGTGCGCTCGATAGCTCGGAGACCGGATGCGGCAAGACCATCGTCGGAGCTGAAATCGCCCGCAGAACTCACAAGACGGACCTCATGCCCGTCCTGGTCGTCTGCCCGAAAGCCGTGATCCCGGCTTGGGAGCGAGAACTCAAAGACCGAGGAATCTGGCCCGCCCACGTTATCAATTATGATAAATTGCGCGGGGGAAAAACCATGTACGGCCACTGGGAAAAGCGCAGGTGGGTCTGGGAGCTGGACGACCATGCCCTCATCATCTTCGATGAGGCGCACCGCTGTGCCGGTATCGACACCAAGAACGCCAAGATGCTGATCGAGGCAAAGGACCGCTACCGCGTGCTCATGCTTTCGGCTACTCTGGCCAGTTCTCCCACCCAGATGCGTGCCGCAGGCTATCTGCTGGGAGCCCACGGGCTGGGCAACTTCTGGCAGTGGTGCCTGAAAAACGGCTGCTCGAAGAACCGATGGAACGGCATCGATTTCATGGGCGACCCGAAGCACATCAAGAACATTGCCGAGCAGATCGCTCATCGGTGCTCGCGCATGACCGTCAAGGAACTCGGGGACCACTTCACTGAGACCCAAGTGATCACGGAGCCCTTGGATTTTGGAGACGAGATCGCGGAGATCTACGACGAGATGGAGCAAGAACTCTTGGCTCTGGAAAAGGCCAGCAAGAGCGACAAAAAGAACTCCGCAGCCGAGGCTCTTGTGGCCCAGCTTCGCGCACGCCAGCGCGTCGAGTTGCTGAAGGTTCCGGTGATCACGGAAATGGCAGAGGATCTCCTCGCGGAAGGCAAGAGTGTCGCGATCTTCGTTAACTTTGATGCGACTCTACAGGCGCTTTCCTCCAAGCTCAACGCGGAGCTGATTCACGGGAAGCAGAGCGCAACGGAGCGAGAGAGCTCGATTGCAAGGTTCCAGGATGACGCCTCAAACGTGATCATCTGCAACACGGCGGCTGGAGGCGTGGGCGTCAGTTTGCACGATGTCACGGGCAAGCATCCCAGGGCCGCAATCATCTCGCCGGATTGGAACGAAAAGAACATCGTCCAGGTCATCGGTCGCGTCCATCGCGCCGGGGGCAAGACGCCGTCCATGCAACGCATTTTATTCGCTGCCGGAACTGTCGAAGAAAAAGTGGAAAAGAGCGTCCGAAAGAAAATCGAGAACCTCAAACTTTTGAATGAAAATAGTACTTGTGCTTATCCCGAGCTAATGGTATCACATACCACGAATCAACCGCACCAAGCGGACCCACCTAAAACTTCCATGACCAAGCAGACCTCTTCCGTCGTTCAACACACCAACCCCGAAACCCGCCCCCATGCAGAATTCTCGCCCTCCGCACTCAAGAACTTTGAAGCGTGCCCGTCCTATCGAAGCCGGGGCGGAACCAACCCGATCGCGGAAGCAGGCACCCGCATTCACGAGGCCGTCGAAAAAGAAGACCCCTCGCTCCTCACCGATGAAACCGAGCAGCAGCTCGCCATCTGGTGCCTTCAATTTTTGGCTCAAACCCGAGGAGATAAAGCTGCTTCCGCAGATCTCGTGGCTTCTCATCAAGAGATCGCTCTTGAAATGCGACTTGGCGATAACGGTACTTTTGGAACGAGCGACCTACTCGATCTTTATTCTGATGGCTCAGCAGTCATGTACGACTGGAAAACAGGCTTCGGAGCTGTTGAAGACGCGGAGGTCAACACCCAAGTCTGGGCCTACACCCTCGGAGTCTTCCAAAAGTTCCCCGTCGTCACTGAGTTGGCTTTCTACCTGGTCCTCCCACGTAGACAGGAAATCTCCTACGCTACGTTCAAGCGATCGGATGTTGATCGGATAAAGCTGAGGCTTTCGACCATCATCGCCCGTGCTAAGCTGGCTCAGGAGTTTAATCCGACCGAAGGAGTCTGCGACTACTGCTCGAAGCAGGGGTCGTGCAAGGCTCTGGCAGAGAAGGCCCTTGTCATTGGTCAAAAATCCGGTTTCGACGTCCCTCAGTCCGTATCGTTGGACGGGACCCCGGCGGATCGTGCGAAGTTGCTCAAACTAGCCACCCTTCTCCAGGGATGGTGCGAGAGCACCAAGAAGGAACTGTTGCGCCAAGCGTTGGAGGAGGGTGCAGAGATTCCCGGCTTCCGGTTGGATCAGCGCCGTCTCCCCCGCTCCATTGAGGAGCCCCTCATGGGCTACGAGGCGGTCAAGCATCTTGTCTCTGTCGAAGAATTTCTGTTGGCCTGCACCAGAGTGTCCGTGCCTTCGTTAGAAAAATTTGTCTCGGAACGTGCCCCCAAGGGCAAGAAGGCGGAAGCCAAGCAGCATCTTGAGGATGCGTTACGAGACAAGGGTGCCCTCCGCGAGGAAGGGGTTATTCATGTCCTCAAAGCCCTGAAGGCTTGAGGGGGTTAATATACCGCGCACCACAACAACACCAAAACACAACAAACACCAAAACCCAATACCATGGCTACCATATCATTCGCCCCCAAAGGCGACACCCAACTCCCGACCCCAGCGCCCGCTCCGGTCGTCACTGAAACCGCAGTTGCAGTCATCGAGCCCAAACCTCTCGCAGTTGCCCACAACAGGGTCTCGGCAAGCGGCATCTCCGGCGAGATCACCCAGGACGACCTTCGGGTCCCCCGCGTCAACCTCGTCCAGAAATCCGGGCAACTCTGCGACAACTTCGCTCCAGGCTCGTTCCTGTTCGAGAAGCAGATCGTGCTGGCTAAGCCCGGCGAGTCCTTCGTGGCAACCGCGCTCAAGTTCCGAAAGTATTATCAGGAGAAGATCGAGTTCGGCACCTCCAGCGAGATGCCCATCAAGTGCGACACGGCCGAAGAGGTTCGCGCACTCGGGGGCTCCCTCACCTTCGGTCATCCGCGTTACTTCCAGGAAGTGGCCGACATTATGCTTGCAGTGAAGGCACCTGCTGATCTCGACGAGGAAGCAAGGGAACTCTTCGCCTACAACGACGGCACGGACGACTACGGCCTCGCGATCTACACCATCGCTGCCAGTGCCTACACCTCGCTGGGCAAAAGGATTCTCACCGACGCGACCTTCCTGCTCAAGGGCGGTCTCCATCTCGGTCAGTACGAGATCAGCTCGGAACTCAAGAAGAACGGAACCAACTCCTGGTATGTGCCGGTCGGCAAGTTCGCCGGGAAGCATTCCGCAGAGAAGGCTGAGTTCTTCCAGGCCCTAGCAAACATCTAGTCCACTTTGTAGCTCGGCGAGACGTTGGAGCCGGAGGAGATCTCCGGACCCGGTCAATGCCCGAGGAGCCCCGATGGTCACTCTCTCGGAAGATACCCCGTAGGAGAACACCTCGCCGAGCTACATCCCTTTTTTTCCTTAAAACATGATCTCAAATAGCCAACATGAATTCCGTCGTGGGGATACCCGCAAAGATGGAAAAATTTTTTGGGCCTACTCAAAAAACCTAAAGTCAGGAGAACACTGGGTTTCACCTGAGAAATTTTTAGAATTACAGGACAGAGTAAAACAGAGACGTATTCAAAACGCCGATGCGTTCCGAGTGTATGACAGGACGTGGAAGAAGAAGAGGTATGCGGAGTCAGAAGATTTCCGGAAGGCTTGTACCCAAAGAAAGAAAAAATATCAACTAGACCCCCTCTATAGAGAGAAAAACAACCAACGAAGCACCGAGTGGCTACGAGCCAAGCTACTTACGGACGCAACTTATCGGCTAAAGCAACGGGTAAGGGGGCTCGTCAGTTACGCCCTACGCAGGAAAGGTGTCCGAAAGGTAAGCAAGGCGGAGAAAATCCTAGGGTGCTCCTTTCAGGAGTTCCAAACATGGATAACTGAGCAATTCCTTCCAGGGATGACGATCGAAAATTACGGAGATAAATGGCACGTAGACCATTATATCCCAGTCGAAAGCGGACGTACCGAGGAGGAAATAGTAGCGATTAATCACTACACAAATCTGCGCCCCATGTGGAGTGATGAGAATCTACGTAAAAAAGACAAGCTGCCGTTTGGACCCCTCCCCGAAAACCTTAAAACCCTTTACTAATATGCCTATCGCTGCAGTGGACTATGAAACATTTTACAATTCTGAAGTCTCAATCACAACCCTCGGAATATACCACTACTTACGTCACCCCCAGTCCGACATCTACATGGTTAGCATTGCAACTGACTCAGGCGTTCGATACGTGGGTGATCCCCTTGCTTTCGACTGGGATTCTATTTCTGGCCCGGATTGGACTTGGGTCTCTCACAATACGGGATTCGATCTTCCAGTTTTTCAACGGACTCAAGAGATCGCGGCAGAAAAAAACCTCCCGAACGTACCCCGGCACTTGGAGATCCAAGCGTGGCACGACACTGCGGATCTGACCGCGTTCTTAGGCTACCCTCGCTCCTTGAAGGAGGCCGCAAACCACTTGCTGGGAGTTAAGCTCTCTAAGGACGTCCGCGATAAGATGAAAGGCCAGCGTTGGGCTGAAATGACGCCGGAATTCAAGGAAGAGGTATGCAAATACGCCTTGGACGACGCTGTTTACTGCCTCGAAATCTGGCTCCAACACGGCCACAAATGGCCGGAAAGGGAGCGGGAGATCAGCCAAATGACCCGTTCCATGGCCCTGAGAGGAGTTCCCCTCGATATTCCGGGCCTGGAAGCCGACATCGAGCTGCTCAAGACCTCCCTCTGGGAATACAAGCAGTCGATCCCGTGGAAAGATGACGCCGCTTTGCTCTCTCCCATCGCCCTGCGCGAGGAATGCGCCAAGCACGGCCTCACCGCACCCAAGAGCTTCGCTCAGAACGACCCTGAGGCTGAGCAATTCTTCGAGGATCACGGAAAAAACCATCCCTGGCTCCAGGCGGTGCGCGAATACCGCAAATCTTCCAAGCATCTCTCGACCCTGGAGACCATGCTCAAGCGAGCGAGGCCGGACGGGTGGATGAGCTACGGAATCCGCTACTTCGGAGCCCATACCGGAAGGTTCTCAGGGGACAGTGGTCTCAATATGCAGAATCTACCCAAGGGTTTGGTCAGCGGAGTCGATGTGCGCTCCAAGGTCAAGGCTCCCGAGGGCTATACATTTGCGATTGTTGATCTCTCGCAGATTGAACCCCGGTGCCTGCACTGGCTAGCTCAAGATCAAGACACTCTGCGCTATATCCGCGAGATTCCCGACCTCTATGAAGCACAGGCGCGAGCCTGGGGCATCTGGAACGGGGAGGGGAGCATGAAGGAGCAAGCCCCCAAGGTACGCCACATGATGAAACAGCTCGCACTCGGCCTCGGTTATGGAATGGGTTACAAGAAATTCGCCACCGTAGCCGGAGTGGATTCCGTTGAGGCGGACAGACTCACCCGACTGTACCGCTCAAAGAACCCCAAGATCACGGCGCTCTGGCGCAGGCTAGAGCAGAACCTACGCGACACCGCGAAGAATCCCGAGGAGGACGCTTCCATGCAGTTTCCGTCGGGCCGTGAGCTGAAGTATCGGAAGGTTTCCGTCGATAACGGGGGGCTCACCTCACTCGTTCCAAGACAGGGCAAGCTCATGCGCCTCGGCCTATGGGGAGGCGTCTGCACGGAAAATCTGGTGCAGGGCGTGGCACGCGATGTCTTCATGCACCACTGCGTGGAGATCGAGAAGGCGGGAATCCCCGTCGTCATGCACGTCCACGACGAAGTCGTCTGCCTCGTTCCGGAAGACTCCGCCCAGGAGAAGCTAGAACAAATCATTGCCATCATGTCCATCGAGCCCGACTGGGCTCCCGGCCTTCCGCTCGCAGCCGAAGGTTCCCTTTCCAAAGTCTACAAGAAGTAATCCTATGAAACTGCACACGCTCCCCAACCTCGTCGCCCAAGCCGTCACCGCGACCGATGACGTCACGATGGGCAATACCATCAACTCACGCCCAGCCGGAATGACCAAGGAGGAATTCCGCAAATGGTGTACTGAAGCCACCACTCAGGGGAACTTCATCTCCGCGTGGGAAGGCATCAACCCGCATACCCGCATCAATTCAGGGAATCCCCCCAAAATGTTGCATGGTATCATTGCGGACTACGACTCGGCTTCAGCGGCTTCAAAGCTCCAGAGCCTTCCGACCAGCACGGCACACCTCCCTACATGGGCGGTCGAGACATTCTCACCGGGAAAGATTCGACTCATCTGGCCGTTCGAGAAGCCCGTGAACGTCTCCAATCCCAAGGTGACCGAGGCGTTCCTCAAGGAACTCAACTCGACGCTGAAGATCTCCGACGCGCTCCCTGGGTTCGACGAATCGAGCTGGAAGGATAGCCAGACCTTCGAGCTGGGAACCCGGTGGAATCTAGTTCAAGGAGCGACTCCCATCCCTCAGGCGATGCTGGCCCAGTGCCTCATGGCGGGCGGACTCAAGGCGAAGATCCAGGTGGACGATTCTCCGGTGATCCCGATGGAGGTCATCGCGGCGGAGGTGGAGAGGCAATTCCCAGGACGTTGGAAAGGGACATTTCAAGAGGGTGCCCGTGGGCCTCTTTTCTGGATCAACGACGGCATCGACCGAGTTGGCTGCGCGGTGGCTGAGAACGGCATGATCTGCTACTCGGACCGAGCCCCGTCCAACTTCATGCCTTGGTGGGCAATTCTCGGGCGCAAGTTCGTAGAGGAGTACGAGCGGGAGCTGACCGGAAAGGCGGCTGAGATGTTCTACTTCGACGGTAAGGTCTACTGGACCAACTCACTCTCCGACAAGTGGGTATTCCTTCAGAAGGAGGATGCCCGTATGCACCTGAAGGGCGTGGGTTGTAGCGACAAGATCCGCAAGGGTCAGCACGTCTCAGACATCGACAAGGTGATGATTCACCTTCAGAGCCAGCGCCGAGTCGATGCAGCGGTACCTATTGTCTTCGTCCCTGATGAGACGGTCTGGATCAACGGCAACTGCTATCTCAACACCTCCACCATCAAGCCCATGCAGCCCGCCGAGACCGGAGACCCCAAGGACTGGCCCTGGCTCCATGAGTACTTCAACAATGCGTTCGATGGAGACCAGAACGGCGTGGAGGCCAAGCACTTCGTACTGAGCTGGTTGCGTCGAGCCTACGTGTCGGCACTCAACGGCAAGCCCAGCCCCGGCCAGGTGCTCGTCATCTGCGGTGCCGCCCATACCGGCAAGACCTTCCTGAACAAGTGCATCTTCGGACAGATCCTCGGCGGCTCGGTCGATGCGGAGAACCTCATCATGAGGAAGACCGACTTCAATAAGCAGGGCGCGCAGGTCGCTTTGTGGCGTTGCGACGATGCGGCAAGTGACGGAGACTGGCAGACACGCCAGCTCTTTGCCAAGTCGCTCAAAGCCATGGCCGCGAACCCGACTCAGAAGTACCACCCCAAGGGCTTCGACTCCATCGAGATCCCGTTCAAGGGGAGGGTGGTCGTCACTTGCAACACCGATCCAGAATCACTCAGGGCGCTGCCGACCCTCGACGGCACGATCAAGGACAAGATCATGCTATTCAAGATCTGCGACGGCTACCAGCCGGAGTTCTGTGACTCCAACTACAAGAACGAGGAGAGGGCTCTCAGGGAGTTGCCTTTCTTCCTTCGCTGGCTCATGGACGACTATGTGCCCCCGGCGGAGATCATCGATCCGGTCTACAAGCGGTTTGAGATCAAGAGCTTCCACCATCCGGAGCTGGTTCACCAAGCCCAGGCGGAGTCACCGGAGTCGATCTTCGTTGAGTACCTCGACGGATGGCTCGCAGCCAAGGCCACCGGAGTGACCGAATCAACCAAGGTCAGGGTCTCGGCCACGGAACTCCATCAGGAACTCTGCGCTATCCATCAGGGCTTCCCCTACAAGGCCAACGCGGTCGGCAGCTTCCTCAAGAAGCTCTTCAGCCAAGGCATGGTCCCCCGTCTCAAGAAACACTATTACCCAGCCAACAAGTCCACCTTCGTCTTCGAGGTGGGTCCCATGGAACAAGTTTAGCAGGTAGCATACACCACAACCCAAAACACACATGAAAAACAAAAACACAACCCCCAAGCCCGTCAACAAGAACCCCGTCCAGAAGGACAAGGAAATCAATCAGGAGTACCTTCAGTTCCTGAATGGAACCGTGATGGAGATGCGGCACAACGACCTGCCGGTAATCCAGGAGGAACTCGGCTTCCACACCGAGAAGTTCGCCACCCACCGGGACAAGATCAACGAGGTCGCCTCAGAACTCAACGCCATGTCTGAGCAGACCCACGAACGTCTTCTCGCTCTGGCCCGGTCCGACGCGGCGATGTTCCAAGTCATGGACAACCAGTTCGACAACCTGGATCGCACAATCGCGTGGAACCGATTCTCCATCTGGGCCCTCGCGGTCATCCAGGTGATCGTCCTCATCAAGCTCTTCATCTAAAATGAACCCCAACGAGAAGATCCTCAGGCTCCGCAAGCACATCGAGGGGCTCAGGCAACAGATCGAGCACCTGGAGCAGAAGGAAGCCCACGACCGCTACTGGCTGATCGTGGTCGCCTTCCTCGCTCTAGCCTCGCTCTGGAAAACCACCATCCTCCAATGGTTTCCCTAAACGAACTCATCGAATACCACCGGACTCAGGCAATGATCGCCAAAGGTCCGGCGGTAGGGTGGGGCGGGGGCGCTCCAGGAGACTTTGTCGCAAGGCAAAAGTACCGCTTCCACGGGGATGCCGTGGAGCTACTGGAGCAAGTTCTGACGTCTCAAACCAACTCGAACCATTTGAATCAAGTGGCTGCTAATAATTAAGTAACCTGTTAAGTGCAGCCCTGCAACCCTGTAGCCCTGCATCACTTAACCCTGATATAACGTGTGCGTGTACGTTATAATAGGTGTTAGTGGTGCAGGGCTTCTTGTTGTAATGGGGATTTAATATAATTGTTTTGGGGTTAGATATGTTATATAGTACGTTAGAGAATGGGTATGTATGGGGTGATGTGTTGGTATAATATACTTATTGGATATTAGAGAATGTTATATAAGATAGATAGGGTTTCGGGTCGCAAAGTAGCAGGGTGCAGGGAGTTAACATCATTTAACGTAGGTTTCCGGAGTACTGCCCTAACAAACGCCCGCCCTAACAGAAAACCCTAACAGGGTTAAAAGGTTACAGGGCAGGGGGTTACAAAGACGTTGTTAGGGCAGTTAGGGCAGTTAGGGTGGTTTTGAAATCAACGGGGCGGCGGGCGGCGGCGGCCAGGGGAGTGGGTAGGGGATAGTGTTCTCCTACTATTTTTAACTTTATACCCTAACTGCCCTAACAATCTCTCACTACCAACTATGGATCAACGACTTGCGTTGTTAGGGTAAACATCGTAAGACCCTAACAATCTCTGTAGAGCCCTAACAAATCGCCCTAACCGGGGGCTGCTTGATTGTCGTAACCCGTTGAAATGTATTGTGGGTTGATTGCCAGCCGCTGGGATATTCCCCCATGAGGGGAATTTGGTTGCGGGGGCTAAACCATGCTAAGATCCCTAAACTTGCTATAACCATTTCCGTGACGCCACGAAAAAGGTCGGGGGAGGTCCAGGTCGCTCGCCTTTCAGCATTTGCCTAACACAACGGTGGTTTGCCCGCTTACGCAGACGCCCTCGATGCCTCCCCCGATTTATGCGAGCCCGGCTTGCGTCCATTGGCCGTAGAGGCCGGGCTTTCCGCAGCCAGCCGTCGAAACGAACTGGCGAGATAAGGAACCATGCTTGTCCGTGTTACGGGCTTTACCTGATTCCGGCTCTATCTCTACTAACTATTTCAAAAATCGCAATCTTTTGTTTTGATCTGGCACCCTGTAACCCTGAATCCGTTACGAAAAGCGCCCTCTAACGCACGTTCTGTTTCAAAATCGTGCAGTAGCACTGGCTTAAAGCGACTTTTCCACAGAATCCCGTCGATCTTGGCAAATAACTCGCCAGAAACGACGATAGAGCCCCTTTTGTGGTGCGTGGGACTCGTCAGAAATGTCGAGTACACCCTAAAAATTTGACATATAAATCAGATTATACCCTAAACGACACATTTTTTGACATATAGGGCATTTTATTCCCTATCGGGTATATTCAGGCATTATTACGGGTAGGTCATATGAATGCGTCCCTTTCAGAGGGACAGATACCGACCCAGTACCGACCTAGTTCCGACCCAGTTCCTATTGAATACGAACCACTGAATACTCTTGTTTGCGTACTACTCATTGGTGGTAAACGGCTTATACTATCTTTGAATAGTAACTTTTGTCAGAAAAACTGCCTATTTTTTCTTACAAAACCTCTGCGTTTGTCCATATCTGTCTAGGAATGGTACTCAAACTGTGCACGATACACACGGAAAGTGTAGTGTGCAATGTCTGCTATAGCTTCCGTTATCGGCAATAATGTCTCCTATAAGCAACTTTAGCTTCTGTTGATTATCGGCAACATGATCGGCAACATGATCGGCGACTCGATTTCTAAACCCATCGAATTCGAGGGGTTTAGAAAATAGCCCTGCACCACCTCGCCCGAAAGCCCCGATTCTTGCCACCTAGTCGCCCCGCCAGCGAGTTTTTCGGCTTTTTGCGGGTCGTGGGAGCGGAAAACGATTTTACGGGCGTTTTTGAGGGGCTACAGACCTTCAGAAGAAAAATTTTTACAGGGGCTCATATATACGTTTGAAGCGTTTCGGCCTCCCCCACCCCCACACCCCCCGGCGGGGGCGCGGAGAAGATCTGACCGGCACTGCTCACTTTTCGGGGGTTAGTGTCACGCCGCAAGTCCCTCGTATGGGGGTCGGTGAGAATGGGAAGCACGAGCCCCATCCGACTAGGCGGATAATCTGCTGAAGCGCCCTAATGGGTGAACGAGGATGGTCGTCTCTGATCGACTCATGGGGTGTTCCTACGCTCTCTAACAAACCTAGTGCGGCCTTCGGCTTAACTACCTAGGTGCGGAGAGTTAAGGGGAAAACACGAGACGGAGCCCATGTAAAAGGGGACGGATAATGTCTTCCCCACGGGTGGGAGTGCGTAGCTGCACCTTGCCTGGATGCAGTCAGTCTCTTTGGAACGCTTCCGATAATCGCAATGAACGCTTTGCGTAAGGGGCTATCTCCCGAACGCCGCCAAATTGCGGGCGGCGATCAACTCTCAAAAGTGAGGGTTGATGTATCGCCCGCGACATTATGCGAGCATAACAAAATGAAAGGATAAAGTTATGTCCAACGAAAAGAAAGTTAAGCCCGAAGTTAAGCCCTCCGTTATGGCCGCCGAGATCGTGCAAGCGTGCAAGATCCTGGGGTATGTCCAGAAGGAGTGGGGTAATGGGTCAGCTGTGGTGTCCATCCAAGACAACTACCAGTCGTTCCTCCAGAAGCTTCCTGTCGGTAAGGATTGCTCCGCTGAGGCTCGCCTCTTCCGTAACACCATCAAGGGACTCGAGTCCTTTGTTTCTGGTGATGCCAAGAAAACTTGGGTCATCCACAAGAGCGGATCGTTTGCTCTCTACTCCAAGTTTTCTTCCTAGTCGTTTCTAGCTAGGATTAGACACTCGGCATCTCCCCCTCGGGGGAGGTGTCGCAGTCTGATTCTGTGGATGCAGATCCGTAGCCCGTCAATTTACTCTGTAGAGGTTGATTGTCGGACACCTCGCGGACACTTTCTTCGACGAAATCACCCTCCAGGATGTCCAGGGACGACTCCGCCCGGAGTCTATCGTTGACAAGCTGAAGGCTCACGATCGTGTTGGACTTCCCATCGTTGTCGTCGATGCCTAGCAATCGGCGCATCATCTTGTCAGCAATGTCATAGTCTTTCCAAGTGCGAGGTGGCGCAATGATGGTTTGGTCAAGCAGCCTTGCCATCTTGAGAACGCCCTTGCTCCGGTAGTCCTTGGTGGCCGTGTCAAAATCGACCAATGCCGCTGACGCTGGCGATAATTTGCCAGTCTTCGCGTCGATTAGCTGCTCCTCGATGCTCTGATTCTCTGCAACCCTGTTACCATGTAGCTTTGCAACCTTGGCAATCTTGTTCGTGAGACGCTTCGGCGTGTTCCATTGCTCTCTGTTGCTCCTAGTCCGGACAGCATCGGGACTGATACCGAACAGCCCGGCCGCATCCTTCAAGGATGTCCCCTTTTCAACGACTTCTTTAATCTTGTCCCACGGGACATCGAGAGCTTTTGGCATAGTTAAGTAGAAACCTTTAACATCAAACCCTCGGTATAATCAACCACTAAATTCAACAACCTATCATGCACACACGAACCAGGTCTACCACCACAATTAAGGAACAATGCCACTATTGGAACGGAACTAGATCTGTGCCTTGCGACCCTGAACCCCTGTGGGTCAGAATCCTTGGCTTCCTGCTCACGAGCATTGTGTGCGCCCTGATCGTGCTGGCCTTGGTTTGGCACTAGGGCGCAGGAGTTTAATGCTACCTGGGGCTATCGGTGAAAAACCCGAGCCCTTGCCCGTCTCAAGTCGGGAAGAAACGCAGAGAGGACTCTTGGTGCAGTATAGAAAGCGGTGAGAAGCGTCACCTAGATGCGAAAGGAAAGTGGGACTCAAAGCCTTTGTGCTTACGGCCAACACCCTAGCCGCACGGCGTGCATAAGCCGCACATCCCGTAGGTAACATGGCCACTCAGCCAAACCACCTGGGAGCCCTGCATCCCTTGGTAGAGTCCTGAAAGGGTCTTAACTCTGACCAGAATACGAGCGTTAGGCGCAAGCATCCACCGCCTAGTAGTGGGTGACTCATAATCCCAACGGCTATGTCCTGCCGCCAGTAAGAGCAGGACACCCCAACCAAACCCTAAAAGAAAGGAACGAAAGTCATGTCACTGACCATCAACAATGCAATCACACGCGGCCTCTATGCCGAACCCAACAACGATGTCTGCATACCCTTCGACTTTGTGCGTAGGGACAAGGTAGAGGAGCCCTTTGTGCTGTTCTGCCGTGAGACTCCGGAACCAACGGAAGACGACGGGTTCACCGCCGCCTTCATCCTCAACCGCCTCTAATATCAAACAACTTATCATCCACACAAGCACTATGCACACGAACCTTTCCTCCACCGATTCTGAGTCCCTGCACTTCGTCGCCTCGAACTATGGCCGCACCCGCAACCATGTCTCGGCGTATGATGCCCTGATCCCCTGCAACCCTGCGCCCGGAATGGTGGACATGGACTTCGCCTTCGTCGTGGCGACCCCTGCCAAGCCCAGCCCATACAAAAAGTATACCGCAAACAAGTCTTGCGCTAACTCGGCGCACTAGGATATTCAACCACAACCTAAAAACAAACTGACCATGAGCAGAACCATTCGTACCACGCACCAGCATTGGATGCGTTCACCCAGGCACCTCGGCTCTCGCCGTGCCGCCGCCTCGATCCGCGAGGATGAGGAGGACGCCGGCCGTAGCCTTGGCAAGCTCCACCAGCCGCCCGATGCGTGGGAAGACATCCCCGTGGCCTCCCGTAGGGAAATGGTTCGTCGTCGTCGTTAAATCTATGAAAATAGACCCTCAAGACCTCGTCGTCCCTTGGTACAGACAGCCCGACAAGTGGGACGACCTACTAGCCGCTTCCGAACGCGTCCTCCGCATCTTGGAAGTTAGAGACGACTTCGGTCGTCCCGATGTGGTCGAACAGCTCCGCACCGCCGTCAAGGCAACCAAACAATAATGAAATACAAGATCCAGACCCGATCTGTGAACGGATGGGCTGACCTCAAGGTATCCGACGACCACGAGAACTACTCGGTCGAGTTGTTTGATTCCATTGCGGAAGCCCTCCACGAACTCAACGACCTGGGCGGTCTTCATGGCCTCGATAGCTATCGAGTTGTGTGCCAGACCATGCCAGCTGACGACGAACTCTATTGAACCCTTATGGACGCAACCAACCTCTCCGGCGAGCTGTATCACCTGTATGAAACAGGCGGTCAGTACGCCGTCTACGACTACGCCACCAAGCACCCCGACAAGTTCGAGTCCAAGTGGACTTACTGCGAACCCTGCGACAACGACACCCCGACCATCAAAGGCGACGACTCGTGCGCCGTCTGCGGGTCGGCCAAGGCAACCGCAACCTCAACCGAGGATGAGCGCCATCCGTAGAGCCAAGAAGTTGAACGCGATGCTCTGGCATAGGAAATGGGAAGACCAAGCGCACCGCTGTCAGAACCACTGCCGGGGCTGGATTGCTCACATTGATAACCGCTGGAAGATCGGCGGGTATATTCAACTACCACGCAGATGTACCAAGTTACAGCACCACAACCTCCATCAGATAACCCTCGATTTATAGACCCATGAACTGGCGCGAAGTCAAAGCACATCGGGAAACCCGACGCAAGGAACTCCGAGCCTACAAGAGAAAACAAACCAGACAAACCCATGACCACCGACGAACTCAACCTCCTAGTCCGCCCCTACCTCCTGCGACAGCAGACCAAGCGCGAGATCGAGATGAACTTCTTCATCCTCTCAATCCTGACGCTTGCTCTCCTTGCAACCGCGTTCGGTCTGACCTTGGCCTTTGTCCTTAACTCCTAACAACTATGAACAACCCACTCAAAATCCGCATCGCCAAAGCAAAAGAAAGATACGGGGTGGAGGATGATAAACGTAATCAGCCCGTCACCTCTCACCTTTTCCAAATCCTCGTTCTCGCTCCCAACGATGGAAGAGAATACGACCCCAGCCTAGAGCAGCTTGCCTACGACATCAGAGAAGGAGATTGCATCGGGAGCTTTGAAAAAGCGGACACCCAAGACCTCAAGCCAGAAGAAGTTATCCCCCTACTCTTCGACATCGGAAACGACGGAACCTTCTTTCAGGACGAACCCGAAGAATACATTGAAACAACCCTATAACACACAAAAGGCAACCCAACCTCAAAACCCTTATGACCACACTCATCACACCCGACGAATTAGCCCAGCGAGTCTGCTCCGGTGGAGTCCTGTACTCGATCACCCTGCGAAGTTTCGGCACCAATAAGAAGGACAAGGAAGCCAGCGCAAAGACCCGGCAGGATAACAACATCAAGGATCAGGAATCGGTTGCCACCTACAAGAAGCTCTTCAAGTCCGAGGTGCTCAAGCGCCTCCGGCGTTGCGACACCGCCATCTATGCAATCCCTCGCAAGTATGGGGCACCTTGGGGTGACGGCACCTACTTCATCCCTGCCTCCAGGTATATCGACATGACCCGAGAGATGAAGGCCAAGCTCGCCGAGCGTGACGGCATCATCAAGGAACTCGCTGACGAGTTGGTGCTTGCCCAAGCCGAGGCCCAGACCCGACTGGGAACCCTTTACGACGACAGGGACTACCCTCCTGTTGACACCATCATCAGCCGCTACACCTACGAAACCAATACCGCGCAGATCACAACGCCAAACGGCTCGATGCTCGGGGTATTCGGCGACGTGGCGACGGCGGTGATGAACGACGTGCAGGATTCCTTCAATGAGCAGATCAGCTCCATGGTTCCCTTCATCCGAGCGACCCTGCTCGACCCCCTGTTGCACCTCAGCTCGGTGTTGCAGAATCCCAAGACCAAGCTGTACGACACCAACTTCACCAATGTGTGGGAGGCTGCCGAGCGAGCGAAGGGATTGAATGTAGCCATCGACCCTGAGATTGACGGGGCGGTGAATGAAATCACCTATCATTTGCAGATCGCACCGGAGGCTTGCCGCAAGGACAAGGCCATCCGAGCCATGGCGGCGAGCGATTGCAACCGGATCATCGAGTCCCTTGGCGGCACCATCCCTGCTCCTGCGGCGGACAGCTATAAAGAGAAGGGCGACGATGTCACCCTGCAACCCTGCGACCATGCAGAACAGGCACCCTTCATCTCCGACGACCAGCTACACGAGCTGGCCGATGCTGGAGACCGATCCTTGGATAACACCCCCGAACCCCCTCCCGACGATATCCTGGCCAAACTTGGCTGGTAGGTATCATCAACCACAACCCAAACGTTAACCCCGTTAGTAAACCCTAAAACACAAACACCTATGACAACCATCGAAGTCACCCCATCCCAACTCACCGAAGTCCTCAAGGATTGCCACGCCGCAGGGCTGAGGCCGTTCATCCAAGGGCAGCCGGGAGTCGGCAAGTCCGCCATCGTCGCCGAGTACGCCAAGTCCATTGGCGCGGAGTTCGTCGATGCCCGCCTCGCCTACTACGCCCCTCAGGACGTGCAGGGCTTCCCGTACCTTCACAGCAATGACGAGGGCGAGAAGACCATGCGCTTCTCCAAGCCAGCCTTCTGGCCTAAGACCGCCACTCCGGTCATCGCTCTGGAGGAGTTCAACTGCGCTACGAGAGCGGTGCAGAACGTGGCGTTGCAGTTGCTCAACGACAATCGTGTCGGCGACCACGAGTTGCCCAAGGACGCCTTCGTCTGCCTGCTCGGTAACCGGGCTCAGGATCGCGTCAACATCGAGAAGCTCAGCTCCGCTGTGATCAATCGTATCGTCAACATCGTGATCAAGCTCGACCTCAACGACTGGGTCAAGTGGGCTCAGAAGAACGGCATCGACCCCATGATTACTGCCTTCCTCCGCTTTCGCGGCGATCTGCTGACCACCTTCAGCGGAGCCAAGTGGGACGGCGTGAGCAACTTCGCCTCGCCCCGCACCTGGGAGAAGGCTTCCAAGATCTACCAGACCTCGACCAACCGCACCATCCGCCACGCACTGCTCAACGGCGTGCTGGGTGAGGGTGCCGCCGCCGAGTTCGTAGGCTTCCTTGGAGTCAAGGTTCCCGATCTCGACGCCGTCCTGCTGGCTCCCGACACCGCCGAGGTTCCGACCGAGCCCGCCGCGATCTACGCCACGTGTGCCGGACTCGCCAAGAGGGTGAAGCCCAAGACCATGGGCGCGATGGTCACCTACCTCAATAGGTTCCCGAAGGAGTTCGGAGTCTTCGCCATGAAGACGGCGGTCTCCTCCAACACCTCTCTGGCCTCGACCCCAGCGTTCACCACCTGGGTCACGGACAATCAGGACGTGTTTGCCTAATATGCATTACCACATCGCCGAAGGCTCCCGCGACTACTGCCCCATATACCGCATCATAGGGTTCGATGGGCTTATCAGGACTCACGTCTTCACCACCTACTCCCTGAGAGAAGCGATGAGGCGTTGTGACCTACTCAACGCCGCAATCAAACGCCTAGCCCCCGACAGGAGCCGTGACTGAGCTAGACATCAGAGCCTGCATCCGACTCGGGGTGACCATGTATCTGTGGTCACCCCGAACGGGAAGGGTGTGGGAAGTGCGCCGTTGCGAGCACGACCCGACCCGATTAAGGGGCTACCCCTCAACAGACCAAGGCATCTCCGGCACAGGCTGGCTGACGCCCCGCCAAGTCGAATGGCACATCACCAACAAACCTAACAACTTAACAACCACCTTATTATGTCCACTGCATCCGATAAAGTAGCTTCGGCTACAACCACCATCGTCCTCGACCATCCCTTCTTTGCCAGCCTACTGCTTAGCATGAAGCGTATCGAAGACCCGTCAGTCCCCACCGCCTGTACCAATGGCGTCGTGATCAAGTACAACCCCGACTTCATTGACTCCCTCACCGAGTCGCAAGTCGCTGGGTTACTCGTCCATGAAGTCCTGCACCCTGCGCTTGGTCACTTGCACCGCTTGCCCCGTAACGCCGAGGGCAACATTGCCGGCGACTATGCCATCAACAACTTCTTGGATAACTACAACAACTCCGAGAAGGTCAGCAGGCTGGAGTTGCCCGACGGCGGTTGCCTCGATCACAGCTTCGACGAGATGTCCGCCGAGCAGATCCTGGCCGAGCTTCGCCGCCGTCAGCCCCCTCCGCCTCCCGAGCCCGACCTCCCCACTCCCCCCGAGGAGGACAAACCTCAAGGTGATGGCGAAGGCAAGGGCGACGGCGAGCCCCAACCCGGCGACGCCCCCGACAGCAAAGGCAAAGGCAAGCCCGACGACCCCAACGCACCTCGCACCAAAGAGCAGGGTGGGTGGGGTGAGTTCGAGGATCAAGCGGCTGGCGACGACATGACCCCCGACGAGATGAACTCCGAGTGGGAGCGTCGCGTCATCCAAGCCGCCACCGCCGCCAAGATGCAGGGCAAGGTTCCCGATTGCATCGAGGCGCTGATCAGCGACATGGTCAACGCCAAGGTTCCTTGGCAGCAAGTCCTCAACCGCTTTGTCGAGGAGACCAGCTACAACGACTACTCTTGGAACAATCCGGATCGTAGGTTCCTCCCCGACGACATCGTTCTTCCCGATCTCCACGACGAGACGCTCGGTGAGATCGTTGTGGCTGTCGATACCTCCGGCTCCATCTACGGCGTGCCCGAGGTTGTCGGCTCCTTCCAGAACGAGATCAACTCGCTCATCGATCGATGCAAGCCGAGCAAGCTGCACGTCGTGCAGTGCGATGCTCGCATCACCGACGTCAAGGAGTACACCGACGGCCAGCCCATCGAGCTGACACTCCGTGGCGGTGGCGGCACCGACTTCCGCCCTGTCGGCGAGTACATCAACCAACACGGCATCAACCCCCGTGTCTGCATCTATCTGACCGACCTTGAGGGATCTTTCCCCGAGGTGCCTTGGCCATTCCCCACCCTCTGGTGCGTCTACAACAACGAGAACCTCGCGGCTCCGTTCGGCGACACCATCCACATCCCAAAAGAAGGTTAATCCCATGAAGAAAACACGCTACAGCTCAGCACAGAAACTCGGGCAAGCCTGGCTTGCACGCTCCATCAATGGCGAAGCCATCTCCGGACGAGTCGGCTCGTATCGACTGACCGCCGATCCGGATCACATCTGGAGCGGAGAGAAGACATTTCCCTTGGTGCGTCGGCACAAGACCCTCCCCTTGGTCATTGCCCTCCGCCACGGATCGCACTCCTTGGGTAAGGCCGCACTCGCGGCCATCAAGTATGCCTCAGAGGTTCCTGAGATCGCCCGGTATCGTTACGATTTAAGCTCGAAGGGATCTATCAAGACAATCGTTCAAGCCCGTCAGGTGCCATGTGCGGTGACGTGCGTCGAGGATCTGCGAGATGATCGCCTATCATCCTGCGACCTTGCGACCCTGCAACCCTTGGTTCTGGCTTCCTGCATCCCGACGCTCAAGTGCTTGGTAACGGGCTATCGGCACAATAGTCCCAATCACTATCGCTACACCAATCTTGAGCGAGAGTGGGAGAACGAGCGCGATTTCCTAAAGGCCGTCGGCTTGGACATCCCCGAAGAGTACGAGAAGAAGAAGCTGGTCGCCGTCGCCACCCGTCGGCTCAAGACCGGCAACTACCGCGAATAACACCTAACCACTAACCACCTTAAACTTATGATTGCTTACCCATCCAAAAACTACACCCGTTACGGCTACGACGAGAGAGTCGAGATGATCAACGAGGCGCTCTGTGACCTTGAGACCCTGCGACACGAACTCGGTGACCCGCTCTATCGGGCTGTGATGCAGCACCGCTCCAAGATTGCGGCGGTGATCAACCAACGGAGCATTCTCCGCAAGACTGCCCGGTTCAATGACCTTCCCGCCAGAGGGAAGAATCTCGACGTGTTCAAGCGTCTCAACCAGAAGTTGCCCGATCGCCTGAGCGGTTACTCCCGCATGGTGGAGCACCGGATCAGGGACTGCGTCCATAGCGTTATCCATGTTGAGAACTACCGGAATGAACTAGTGACTCGGGACGATTCCAAGCCGTACTTTATCGAGGCCGAGTGCATCAAGCGCGACGGCTGGGGTCGCAGCTACACCAACTACTCGGCGAATGTCCCCCGTGACTGGCATCACTCGCCAGCCGCCCGAGTCTCCCAGTTGTTTGACCACAAGTTCTTCCCCTTGCAGTGCAAGCGTAGGGTTGACCTGGATCACGACGGCTTTCAGTTCTACTGGGTCAATCGTCAGAAGCGGACTCCCAAGGTCGGCTTTGCTCCCCCCGAGGAAGGCTACGCGGTGACCAACCACAACGAGTTCGTTGGCTGGGGCACCACCCCTGAGCTTGCAGTCACGGCTCTCAAGAAAGACATCACCAAAGCGGCCAAGGCTCGGCTGCTTGCAACCATGAAAGCGTAATGACCATCATACACCAAGACCCGACCCTAGCCCAAGCCGTACACGATACGGCCACCAAGAAGCTAGACAGCCCAGATTGGGAGGACTTCCCGATCAATATCCTCGATGATCTATCCCTAGGACAGCGAGCCTTTGAAGTGCTTAGCACTCTCGGTTACGCCAAGGAGATTGAGGTAGATTTCAACGGCGAGGACACGGATTACTTCGGCGACTCTATTCATCCCAAGGCCAAGGAGTTCCTCCTCAAGTACGGCAAGGAGTACGTCGAGTGCCTCGAAGCCTACATGAGATTAACCAACCAACCCATCAAACGACTATGAGACCCGTCCCCGCCACGAAATACCTGACTGACAACGCGATCACCATCTACGAGCTGGCTTACCAAGCCATCCTAGAAGACTCGCCCGCCTACGACCACCTCGCCCGTTCGCTAGACCTCTCCGACGAATATCTAGAAGAGCTACGCGGATTCCTCGGCGAGTACCTACAAGACTAAAGCCCCTAACAAAACAACATATCATGCCTAACCACACACACTGCATTCTGACCATCGCCGGAGAGTCCGATAAGACTCTGCACGAAATCATCAACCCCTACATGGGGATGAACACCAGCGAGCCGCCCGAGCTTACGCTCGACCTCAACAAGATCATACCCATGCCCGACACGGTCAGCGTGGAGGAGACCCCCAACCACGACGGCGGAATGCCTGATTGGTACAACTGGCGAGTCGGGAACTGGGGCACCAAGTGGAACACCTACCTCATGGGCTATGACGGCCGATTCCTAGACGAAGCTGACTGGGTGTTCCATTTCTACACGGCCTGGGCTCCACCGCTCCCCTGCATCCAGCGGCTTGCCGAGCTGACGGGTGTCGCCCTGCAACTCTGCTACCTTGACGAGGGGAGCTGCTACATCGGGAAGTACATCGCATTGCCGTCTGGCGAGGAGAACGACGAGTGCTACGGCGATGTTGACAAAGCCCCAAAGGATCTCCGCGAGGAGTTCGGGGAGCTAGGCGAACCCGACGAGATGGACTGATTACGCTATGGATAAAGACATCACCTACTTGGCTAAAGACATCATGTTCCCAGAGGCCGCTGCTCGTCGTGATTATTACGGAAGGCACGGCTTTGGGAGATGCCTCGGCTTGGATGTCTGGGGTACCGACGGCCATGTTCGTATCTCCCCGATCAATACCACCGGAAGAACGACCGCTTGCACGATCGAGTTACCTCGTGAGTCCATCCCCGAGCTTATCTGGTTCCTACGCCAGATTTATCAGTCACCAAACCCAACCTTAGAATAAGCACCCACCACAACAGAAAACCCCTATGAAATTCTGGTATCACTACAATAAACCCGCTTCCCGTTCCCAAGGATGCAATATCCTGACGGTTCACTTCAAGGGAGCCTGCCACCTTGTCAAAGACATCGTGTGCAAGGTTCCCACCGCAACCCGATCCCGAAAGGCTCAGCCCCATTGCGTCATCGCTGGGGACGCCTCCGAGATCCTCATCAACGGAACCACTGCCTTTATTTCTTAAAGGTTGCATATACCACAACCCTACCCTATGAAAGTACACCTCACCCTTAGATCCAGCAACGCAAAGACCGGACCCATCCCAGTGTCAACCTCCTCCGCTGAGACTTGCCCCGACGCTTGCCCCTTCAAGGGAGCGGGGTGCTATGCCGACGGCGGCCCGTTGGCACTCCATTGGAGAGCCGTCACCAACGAGACCCGTGGAACCTACTGGCAGTCCTTCATCAGACAGATACACGAGCTACCGCAGGGTCAGCTCTGGCGTCATAACCAAGCTGGCGACTTGCCGGGTCTCAACGACGACATCGACCGCGACAAGTTGAAGGATCTCGCCATAGCCAACCAAGGCAAGCGCGGCTTCACCTACACCCACAAGCCGCCAACCCGTCGCAACTTGGAGCTGATACACTCTGCCAACGCACGCGGGTTCACGATCAATCTCAGCGCCAACACTCTTGACCATGCTGATCGCTTGGTCAAAACGGGATTGCCCGTTGTCGTCGTTCTCCCATCAGAGGACGTGGACAAACGCAATCAGTTAACTCCGGCGGGTCACGAGGTTGTGACTTGCCCAGCCACCCGATCGGAGCGGATCAACTGCTCCACGTGCGGCCTGTGTCAGAAGAAGAACAGAGGGTTCATCATCGGCTTCCCAGCCCATGGAGCCCGTAAAAAACAGCTCAGTAATTTAGTGCGCGGGGTATCACACACCGCGCACCAACCCCAACCAACAACCAACTAAAAATGTGGATACTACCGAAACAATTACACACGTTAGCCTGTGCTCTGGATACGGAGGCATTGACCTGGGACTCCGAGCAGCTGTGCCAAACCTACGAACAATCGCTTACTGTGAACGGGAAGCCTTCCCGATCTCGATCCTTCTCCGCCGCATTGAAGAAGGACAACTGGATGTCGGCCCTATCCACACGGACCTTAAAACCTTCCCTTGGGCAGAGTTTCGTGACCGAGTTTCTATCCTCAGCGGCGGTTATCCGTGCCAGCCATTTTCCGCAGCCGGAAACCGACTCGGCAAAGACGACCCCCGACACCTCTGGCCTTGGATCAAGGAAGGAATTACTATCATGCAACCCAAGCAATGCTTCTTCGAGAACGTCGATGGACACGTCTCGATGGGACTCTCCTCAGTCATCAGCGACTTGGAAGAAATTGGTTACAAAGCGACGTGGGGAATTTTCAGCGCGTCTGAAGTCCTCGATTGCGAAGGCCGAAATGCTCCACACCAACGCAAGCGCGTCTTCATCCTGGCCGACCGCATCGACGAGGGATCACAAGGGAGGCTACGGGGGTGGACGAGTTCGGGATGGAAAGATCTCGATGGACACCTTGGACGTAGCGGTGCAAGCGTACTCGGACGGTGGCCTTCTCGCCCCGGAGAGCGCCAATACGCTTGGGAGCCGCCCAGAGTTGTGGAGAACACCAAGCTCGTCGGACGGGGAGGGGGGCATCATGGAGATGCGCCCGGGGACGGCGGGGAAGTACAAGTTGAGGGATCACGTCCATGCGAAGTGGGCGACTCCTTCAGCCTTCGACTGGAACCAGCCCGAGACCAAGGAGCAGTGGGAGAAGCGAGCGGCAACGCAAGCGGAGAAGGGGGTCAACCTACATCTGCCTTTGAAATCACAAGCCATTCAGGTGGGGAACACCTGGGCTACCCCGAACGCGGGGGACTTCAAGGCTGGGATGGCGACGGGTCGCAAGCAGAAGAGCTTGGGGCAGGACGTGACCAACAGCTTGGCCAACTGGGCAACCCCCAACACGCTGGATCACATGGCTCTGCGTTCTCCCGAAGCATTACTCCGTCAAGCGACGACCACGCGGGCGGGGAGAACAGCGCCAGCCAATCTGAGGGAGCAAGTCGATCCGGCCTCAGTGGAGATCTACGAGACCAGAACGGCTTCGCCCAAGCAGAAGATCACCCACAAATTGAACCCTCGTTTTGTGGAGACTTTGATGGGCCTGCCGATCGGGTGGGTTATGCCGAGTTGTGCAAAACCTATATCAACCGCACCCACGAGCTTAGGGCACTCGGGAATGGCGTTGTCTGGCAGCAGGCCGAGCTTGCCTATCGGGTGCTTACAGAACAACTGATCCAGAACTCTTGAAGTATGAACGCACCAATCAAGCCCACCTTTGAGGAGCGCAAACAGCAGCTCCACATTGAGCGTTGCAGAAAACTCTGCCACAAGTTCCTCGGATGCTACCTTGTCCGAGTATCGGACGAGGATGTCGAGGCCTACGAGACCACCGACGGCGGCTGGCTGTTCACCAAGACTGACGAGCCCATCATGAGCGGTCCGAGTATCAGAAAACCTACGTCCCAACCGATACCCGGATTATTCAAGTGGAAGGTCGAGCGAGCCTATCTGACTTGCAACTACCCGACCGAGCCCGACGACATTGACTTGGCCGAGATCGCGGGGAGATTTGACTCACTTGAAGATGCGCTCGAAAAGGCCGTCGCCCTACAGCACCGGGACGAGGTCAGCAACTTCTGCGAGTCAGCCTTCTGGGAAGATCAGAACGTCTTGGAAAAGGAGTATACCCAGGAAATCCACGACTGCGTTCACACTCCTTGACAGGCGTAACATACCAAGAGTATTGTACGCACTTAAACAACCCCGAGTCGCCTCGTGCCGCTCAGTGGAGTTTAGGGAAAAAAGGCTCTCCGGCGTCCTATGATGCCGGGGAGTTCTCCCTCAACGCTTCAGGCCAGTCAGCGCCTTGAGGAGCGTACGGACAATCAGTCCGATCAGATAAGCCAGGGCTTCCTCTTCACCCTCCACTTCCTTCACGCCTTTCTCTCGGAGAATATCCGAAGCGATATGAACCGCCTCATGCGACAGTATGGAAAGATGGTGGATGTCGGTGTCCCAGCTTGACAGCATGAGCACCGAACCCTGATCAGTCCTGTAGGTAGCGGCATCGTCGCCACCCTCCAACGGCGTCAAATCAAGTCCCCGTTTCTTGCACCATTGCTTCGCTTGCTCCGGAGAAACTGGCCAGACCAGCACGATCTGATCGTTGTAGATCTCGATTGGAAGGGCCTTGGTACGGACTGGAGTTGGCTTGGTCTTGGCGCTCATAGGTCGGGGGCTAGGAATTGACCGATGTCAAGAAGGCCAGCGTGCCTTTCTCGATGGCACCGGCAGCACAGGAGCAAACATTTCTCAGCTTCCTTCATTGCGGAAGGCATATGGTTCCGGCCACTGGAAACCGCAAAACTCTTCTGCTTGGGATCGAGGTGATCAAACTCCAGGGCAGAGATACACTTGTCGTAGCCGCACGCGGCACAGGCTCCCCCGTATTCCTGCTTGATCTGAGTTGAGATCTTCCTGCGGCGCTTCCGGTTACGGGCCACCGTCTTCTCTTTCTGTCCTTCGGACAGAAAGTAGCTCACCGTCCCAAGAGAGCACGGGATCGTTTTGGCGATGCCCTTGTAGGACATACCTTTCCCCCTGAGTTCTGCAATGGTGTTTCCTAAGATGCTCAAATTGCACAATTACTATAACGAAACTAATCAGATTTCAAGTAAAAACCATATACCGCAACCCTACCATACTATAATGGAGTTTACGCGGTATATGAATACCAACAACTGATGTTGACATCATCAGCAACAGTCCATACACTTTCAGCAATCCTTGAATACAGCTTCGCTTCGACCATCATCCTTGTTCCCCTTGTGTGGGGGTCGTTGCGATCAGCCAACTAGACGGCTGCCGGGGATTGCTGAGCAACCAAAAAAACGCAGTAAAAACACACTAAACTACAATATGACCACGACCACCTCGACAATTAGCATTGCCGATCTGATCCAGCTGTTGGACAAAGAAACCCAGGATGCTCTTGCCTCCCGACTCCACAAGGTGTTGGACGGCACTGAGACACCCCAGCAGTTACTATTCGAGTTCATCGATGCAGGCATCGAAAGTCTTGAAGAAGAGACTTCCTTCGATACCGGCGCAGAAGTAGCCACACGGCTTCTTTCGGCTATCGAGAACCCCGAAAGTTCGGTCAACAAGTAGTCACCAGAGCCGCTCCTTGGGAAACTGGGGAGCGGCTTCCACTTTCCAAGGTATATGAAACAACCTACAAACCGCAAACCGCTCTCGGCTTATCTCGCTCAGGCTAAGTCGAGCAAGACCATCAAGCCCACCAACAGAGGCCCCCTCTACACCACAGCACTCAGGGAGAAGCTGGCTCAAGTCCGGCCCCTTCCAGCAGTCAAGTAGCCAATTGGGTAAGTTGTCAGAGCCCAGGCGGGAATGTCCTTTCGTTCATCGGGGACTAACTCCTTTCACTGGTACGCCGCAGCCAGTCGCCAATCGACAAAGCGGTTCCTCTTTTAACACCTAACCACCTACACACCATGACCACAGAGACCGTCAAACCCACACGCAACCGCACCAGCACCCTCATCAACCGCGCCTACGCCAAGGACTTCGCCCTACAGGCGGCTAACCGCACCCACCCCGGACGCTTCGCCCGAGTGGGTAGCTGCTTCCTCGACGAGTTCACCGAGGAGGTGGAACGCTTGCTGGCGGCTAAGGTCAAGCGCCATCCCACCCGTGGGAAAACTCTCCTATCATCCTTCCCTCGAACTGGGTTTGAAGGTTAGGGCTTGACGGGTATCATAAACCACGACACTATTTGAACCATTCGCACCACTATGGCCTCGCTGAAACTTCCCGAGTTAATCATCCATCCACTATTTTCCACCTGCGAAGTAGAGCAGATGGAATTAGTTCACGCCGTCAAGATGTTCTGTGATGGGGATTCTGGGGAGTTTTCCGATGAAGACGAAATACTCGGCTTCATGGATAAAAGCCTACGGGATAAAGTCCGGCACGGAGTGTATGAGACGGAGTCCGGCGGAAGAGTTCATGTTGTAGGAGATAACGCTCGGATCGCTATCTACCCCGACATCATCTTCGCCATGACCTGCAAAGGTTTGGACTGCACCATCAACACGTGCAACTGCTTCGAGAAAGTCTTCAGCTCCACCCCAACCCCCAACGAACACCCCGACAAGGTTTAACACACCACACCCATGCCAACCGCACGAAACTACGCCAAAGAATATAGGGACTACCAAGGTACCCCCGCTCAACTCAAACGCCGCGCCGAACGGAACGCAGCTCGCCGCCTGATGGAGAAGGAGGGACGCGTTCACAAAGGCGATGGCCGAGATGTCGATCATAAGAACCGCCGAACCTCGGATAATAGTCGCTCCAACCTCAGGGTGATGAGCCGATCGGCCAACCGCTCCCGCCAATAATGACCCTCCTCGGTTACCTCTCACTCGGTATCGGACTGCTCCTCGTCTTCGTGGGCATCCGCAACACCCAGTGGCCTTGGAACTAAATCAACCCAACCACCCAACATCATGCCCACAGGAAAACGCTTCGCGAAAGTTGTAAAGAACCCCGCCACAGGTCGCACCCGAACCGTCCGTTTCGGACAGGCTGGTAAGGCCAAGGACGGCGGCGACCGCATTCGACCCGGCACCTCCAAGGGGGATGCCTACTGCGCCCGATCCGCCAAGATCAAAGGCGATTGGAAGAGCGATCCCAACAGTCCCAACAACCTGAGCCGCAAGAAATGGAAGTGCCAGGGCAGCAAGTCCATGAAGTAAACCTCCGACCACACAACACCATGTTCGTTAAAATCAAAGACACCTACATCAACCGCGACCACGTCAGCATTGTCTGCCTCCGTAACGAGGGCAAGACCCTGGTCGTGGATCTCGCTTACAGCAAGGCCGAGGAACCCGTCTTCGTCACCTACCACTACGACACCGAAGAGGCAGCCCTCGCCGACCTCCACGCCCTGACCAATGACTGATATTAACCACGAACAGCACGACACTCTGGACCTCGACGTCCAGCACTCGGTCGCCCAAGCCATCACCAAAGCGGAAGAATCCGGCAACCTGATGGGCCAAGAGGCTCCTGTCTTCAAGTGCCATACTTTCCTGCCGACAGGCGGGGGAGACGTCTATGCCAAGGCAATCACCAACCAGTTGAACCACTTGGCCTCGGCTCTCGGGGTGCTCGGATTCCAAGTCTCCTATAAGGAAGACTCCATGTCTCCGATCGCCACCAAGCCAGATCGCGGCTTCTTCCAAGTGCGGGTATTTGCTAACGCGCCCGCAGAGTAGTACATTTCCCTCCAAATACCGAACGCCTGGGAAGCACGGCGTGACCGCTCGGAGAGACGAGCACAACCCTTAAAACATTATGACCGCTAAAAACAACCGAGACGTAAACGGCTGGTTCGTAGAATCGCCCAAACAAACGGATACTTCCCAGCTTGCTGGGTGCGATTGGAACGGATTCAACCGCGTGTTCCACTGCGATGATCGAGTCTTGTTTCACGACGACGATGGCTCGATGTATAAAGGCCGCATTACCCGATGTAGCGACCGATCCCTACACATCAACTTTGATGACGGGGACGAAGGGTGGGAGCCGACCGAGCAATGCGAAATACTCTCAGAATGAAGACCAAACGCTCCATCCCCGATCACTGGGACCCCGACGCCGTCATCACTGCAACCAGTAACCCAGGGGTCGAGTACGGCATCTGGGCTCACTCCGTAGCGGCACTCCCCCACACTTGGCAAGGTGACGAATTCACCAAGCAAGACTTCATCGACTACATCAACCACCTAAAATCCTATGAACCT